AAGAATGCTGCATATAGAAATGCTTATGCTGAGATGGCTGCTAGACTTGGCGATAGTGATGCACAGAGATTACAGCAGTCTAACCAATATGGATGGGAGACTTACAATAGAGCACACGGTGCTAAGACTAAGGGTATAGAAACACACTTATCTAATCTTGGTCTTATTGGTCAGAAATGGTTGTCACAACGCATTAAAAACAAGCAGTATGGCGATATTCTTGATATATATCAGTAGGATGTAGACAACAAGAAAGAAGCATTAAAAACAATATACGGTATAGGAGCAGATGGTAATAAAGGTACAACTGGTAATACTGGTAGTACAAACAATTCAAAAGGAAGTGGTGCAAATAATTCGTACATAAGGCCAACCGGATAGCCGTACGAAATGAATATGTACCAACGTAGCATTTAGCCGTATGGAGATTGGTAGTAGAAGGCTATTTCTGACATTAGTAATTTACCATTGCCAAATTTACCATATTATCATACAAATTACTTAGATACAATAGATTGGGATAAGTATTTTGAAGCTTAGAAAAAATAGAACAAAATTATTAAAGGTAACAATGGTATCCCTAAATCGTCTTAGTATATGTATTACGACAAATCTACTTCCACACCGAATGATTATTTGTCTAATTTAATACCTCAAATGATACCAACTTTACCAGATAGTAGTAAATATATGCAAACGTATCAAAAGTACATGGGCATACCAATGGATCAATTAAGAAAAGATTATAGCAAATATCTTGGCGGCGATCTTTTTGCAGAAAATTCTAAAGAACCACTTGGATTTACTAGAACAAGTGCACCTGGTAACAAAAAGACTATATCGAGATATGGGTTCCCAATTAATAGAGATCAAATGATCAGGGGTCTTCTGCTATATAATAATAATTTTAAAGTTCCATCTATTAATTAATAATAAAGTATGATAGGAATGTATGATGAGCCAGTAGCGGTGCCTATAATCGATCTACTGGATAGTAGCATGATGTCATAGTACATCAGTGCTGCAAGAGAACAATACAATTAGGCAGTATAGGACTAGAAGGAGTTCGCTAAAGAATTCGGTGAGTTATATGGGCCTAATGCTAATTTAAATAAAGAGTTTTACGATATCACAATTGGAGCTGTTAACAAAGGATTAGATTACCTCTATTAGAACGGAATAGATCCTGTTAGATCAGCAGAAGGAAGAGCGTATATAGCCAAGATTATTAGAGAGAGACCATATGCAGAAATAGCTAACCTTAAAGCTCAGAATGAGTCAATGAAGACTTATTAGAAATATAGAGCAGAAGCTATGCGTAATGGTACATATGATCCAGATTTTGAAAAATTTGTATTGGGTGGTAAGACATTGGAGTCTTGGGACCCATCTACAGACGGAATGTGGACAAGAGAAGCTCCATCTAAGTATTCTAGCCTTAAGGACTGGACAAGTAATCTGTTTAATAACATGTAGCTTGAGTATGATGACGAGGCTACTAAGAAGACCGGAGGAATGTATCAAGTATATTCTAAATCTCCAAAGAAGATGTAGTAGATTCTTGATACGAATATAAAGGATATGATAAAATCTGATTTAGGAAGATATTACCTTAATATGTACGGAGGTGATATAGACTCACTTAAGGATGATATTATCAATCGTAATAGAGGGTATACGTAGATTGATAGACGCCCAGATCAAGTTTAGATACATCTTAATGATCAGAGATTCTAGGCTAATGAGGCCGCTAAAAACAGAGCATTCCAGAAAGAGCTTGCTGTTCTTAAGCATAAATGGGATCAAGATGACGCAATACTTAAAGCTCAGTTTAGTGGTTCTGGTGCAAATGGACAGCAATCTCCATTGTAGTGGTCTACTAGATCTGAAAGAACATCATAGAGATAGAAGGATAATCAAGTAATGACAAACTTATTTGATACAATGCAGAGGGTATCTAAATATTGGCAAAACAGAGCTAATAATACAAAGCTTTCTGTTGCATAGAGAAAATAGGGAAGAGATCATGCAGCATGGTGGAATAATGCCATTAAGTAGGCTGAAGTTAATCCTAATTCTCTTATGAAGAATGGCCTTGTACAGATTGATGAATATGGACAATAGTAGCCATCTAGAAGACTTTTGAACGCAGATGGCTATGCAAGTTATACAAATGTTGGAACATTTAATGATCCTAAGAAACTTACTTAGGCTGCCGATAAACAGTATAGTGGATATATGTATAAACCAACTGGTGGTTCTGCTGAGCACAAGGTGCTTTTAAATAAGTTTGCAGGAACGGAAAAACCATAGCAATTTGAACTAATGCAGAATAAACATCTTGCTGTAAATCTCAAAGACTCTAACTTAAGATATTCTCCGATTAGAAGAATAAATGTTACAGGTAACAAGAGGCTTAGATATGCAACGACAATGCGTAAGTTTGATAGATGGCTTAAGAGTGGATCTGCTGGTAGAGGAGCACTTGTAAACGAAGATCTTAATGCTGGATGGATACCAGGCAAACATAAGTAGTTCGATATAGCTGGACACGTTACAATTACTGGAAAACAATTCAGTGAGTTCTGTGTATCAATCGGAGCTACTTCTAATAACGATAAAGCAAGGGTAGCATCAGAACTTGGTCTTGATGCATTTGATGCAGCATCTAAGCCTGTAACAAAGAAAGAAAAAGTTGGATCTGCTACATATTACTAGGTTCCTATGACTAGAACGATTCAGAATAATGGTGCGTTTAAGATAAGAGATATAAATACAGATATCAATAAATAGGAATTCGGATCTAGTAATGCATTTAAGATGGCTAATGATGCACAAAATTCTTCATTAATGATAGATTAATAAAATATTATGGCAAATAAAAATAAAAAGACGTTTACATACAACTAGGCGTATAGTAGAGGAGCTTAGATAGCGTAGGATTTACAGCGTAGTATAGCACAAAGAAGTGCTGACTACGTCGCTCCTTATGTTGAGGGGAGTATGGGCGCCTATACAGATGTCAGTGATTTTAATAATATGACATTCCCTGCGTATACTACGATTGATAAACATGGTAAAGCTGTTGTAGATACAGAAGAAAGCAATAGTGGTTCCCTTGGCGATTTCCTTTTAGGAGATTCTTGGGACTCAAACAAGATGAAAGAGAGATGGGACAAATTCTCTTTCAAGGATATGTATAGGCTTACATTCGAGAAAGGGTATGGAGCCTACGTAGATTCTAAAGAAAAAGAGCTTGATAATATTACTTCCCAATAGGGTTCTCTAAAAATAGCTTAGGACTACAATAATCTTCTAAAACAAAGAGAGGATCTCATATATCAATATAGAGCCTTTAAGAGTGATGGATACGCCTCAAAGGATCTCAAATATCAATATAGAGTCTTTAAGAGTGATGGATACGCCTCAAAGGAATAGCTTAGAATATTATAGGATGCTATTATAAAAGTAGATAATCAAATTAAGAAATACCAAGATTTCTTTAAATAGCATAAGAATGACGACGTATTTTTAGATTTATTCTACGATACAGATAAAGCTGGGGCTAGCGATTATTTAGCTGCTCTTAAAGATAATACATTAGTCACTCATTAGGAGTTTAATACCGATGGTATTCTTGGTACTATAAATAATGCAATAAAATACACAGCTGGTACATTATCTGAAGGTCTTGAGAATATAGTACTTACTGCATCGAATGCTATAGGTAAGGTTCTTCCTGAGGCAATTGGTGGCGATAAAAATGGAACATTTATTAGACGTGCCATAAAGAGTGGTACTAGTAATTACGATAATTTATTTGAAGGATATTCAACAAAAGATGGATCACAATTATTGTAGACAAAGATAAACACCTTAAAAACTTATCTTGACAGAGAGTAGAACAAGAAGGAGATTTCGTTAAGATCAGCAATAAATCAATACAAAAATGGTAACTGGCTATTTGATCCTAAGAAGATTAATCCGGAATTTAGAAAACTTTAGAATCATAATAGAGGCGGTTTAATTGGTTCTATTATCGACCCTACACAATGGGGTTATTAGATACCAGAGATAGGTACGTCATATAGTGATGCTGCAAGCTTTGCAGGAATGATAGCAACTAATGCTGGTGGTGAATTGGCTACAAAAGCAGCTGTTAAATTTCTTACTAGAAAGATTCCTGGACTAGGCGCTGTACTTACTGCTGAAGATATGGCAAAAGCTTTTAATTCTGCAGAGAATGTAGATCAAGTGGTTAATGCGTTAAGTAGAGTAGAAACTGCTAGAAAAATAATAGGTGGTTCTACTGCTACAGTTGGAATGTATTGGATAAGACAAATGCGCCAGTCGGAGACTAATGGCGAAGCTATAAATGCTTTAGCACAAAGAGTTTTGGATTCTTCATATAAAACAGATGTAGATTTTAAAAAGGTGTTTAATGCCGTCGATTAGTATTCTAAGCGTATAGGCGTAGATTCAAAAAACCTTGATTAGATTGAAAAAGTAAAGCTCGCATTAGCTTACAATATACCTACAGGTGATGCTAACTTCGATAAGATTAAAGTAGACTCTAGAAAGGGTTTGGCTAAGCTTATAAATGATAATAACGCAATGGCGTTCGAGAGTTATTTACAAGCTTTACCTTTTATGGATTATACGAGAGGAGTGATATCTAAAGCTGCTAACAACGTGTTTTCTAGAGCTCCAAAGATGTACATATAGGATTAGGTATTAGACAAGGCCGCAAAAGCTGCCGCTACTGGAGTCATAGATAATGCTATAGATAGAGTAGCTATGAGTAAATTTAGCAATATAGGTAATAGGCTCAAATTTGTTCATGGTTCAAAATATCTTGCAAAGAAATTTGAAAGATTATTCCCTCTTGCTACATTCGAGGCTCTTGAAGAAGGTAAACAGTAGTTACTTGCATCTAGATTTGAAAGAGGAGAATATGATAATTACTCAACAGGTGAGTCTTCTTTTTATTTGCCAAGTGTATTTGATAACCAGTTCTTGAACGCAGATGCTACCGCAGCTTATCTTGGAATATCATCTGGAGACCCAGATAATGGTGATGCAGAATTAAGGAGATCTATGGAAATAGGAGCTATGACAGGATTACTGTTCAGAACTCCTCATGGTGTTAAAAACTTATTAACTCAATACAGAGAAGGTAGTACTAGCCCTTTTAGCTCAAGCGATAAGTATAGTTTGAGAAATACTGTAGCATAGCTTAGAAATGATAACGTTATTCGTAGTATAGCTGCTAACAATTATTAGCTTGCACAAGACAACGACCACGTAGGAATATTTTTCGAAGCATTTAAAAGAGCTGGAATAAATAGAGATAGACTCTAGGAGGCTCTTGATGACATGAAGAAATATAAGGGATCTTTGTTAGAGGATGGATCCGATAGCTACATAGAATCTGATAAAGAACTCCTTAATGCTGCATGGTTTGCTTACAACAATAAGAATCTCGAGTAGTCTATGAAAGATCTTAATATTTCTAGAAATAGTGAGGATCATAAACAGCTCGTACAAGCAGCTACTAGAGTTATGGTAGATTCAAAAAATGCAGGAAAAGATTCTGAGAAAGCTAGAAACAACATTCATTCTATAATAAATAAGACTGTACAGGATTATGAAAATGCTACATAGGAAAATAATCCGGCACTGTTTAATATTATTAATAAAATAAAGCAGGACTACTAGAAGTTTAATGAATCTATAAACGCTAGAAGAAATCAATTCAAGAACTCTGAAGAAGGAAAGAAAGCCGGTCAAGAGTGGATCGATAAGAATGAAGCTTATTATGAAGACGATGCACAAAGAACACCTTTAGATAAGGCTATAGAAAACGTAATGGATGAACATGATGAGTTCAAGGTTGATTCAGAGAAAGAGTATATATAGTCTAGACTCGAATCAATATTCAGCTATAGAGAGTATAAGGCAGCTTAGAAGTTGGCTAAAGATTTAAAGGATCAAAAAAGAAGACTTTAGTTAATATCTAACGAAACAGGAACTGATATCAATACTGACAAGATTACCGGTATGATTGATTACCTTGATAAGCTTGTATATAACAGAAAGAATAAAGTAGAGAATTCTAAAGAGATATTAGCATACAATGAAAAGGTTGATTTGTTAAACGCCTCTATAAGCGACAAGAAGAAATAGAATAAAAAGATAACATATGACTCAATCTTTAAGGATTACTAGGACTTTGATAACCAGGATGAAATAGACAAGGCTTATTAGGCATTTCTCATAAATAACGCTTTATACAATGTACTCAAACCAATGTCTGTAGCCTTTACTACAGGATAGGTTGATCCTAGATCTGTGTATTTTTCTAGAAGAGAATAGAACTGGAGCGAATTGTCAGATGAGCAAAAGTCAGAGTTCACTAAAAAGGTATAGGGTTTATACCAAGAGCAAGGCAAACAATCTCCAACTGAAGCGTAGGTCAGAGCGGCATACTTGAATGAGTAGAACAAGAAGAGAAATTTAATAAAATAGCTATCTAAAAAATACTCAGAATTAAGAGATAAGATTGAAGGCAATGACGATATATCAAATATGAGCATGGATGATATTTCTCGTCTTACTGATATGGAAAGAGAGGCCGCTAGAGATCTTATTAGCTCGGTTCTTGCTGATAAAAAGAATCGTATGCGTATAGCTCGTAGAGAATGGGATCAAGAAAGACCACTTACACCAGACGATGTTTAGCAAGCTGAAGAAGGTACTGCTGATGAAGAAGTAACTTAGAGAATTGAAGATCTTGCTGGCGAACCTAAGAGTCCAGATGTTGAGAAAGAAGCTGAAGATATGAATGTTCAGCCAATATCTTAGGATAAGTCTGTGCTTGACACATCTGAACTTGATGCAGCTATGGATAATTCTTAGCAAGGTTCTACAGAAAATGAAAGAAACCTCGAAGAAGCTTTAGGAATGAGCCCTACTGAAGATAAATAGTAGTAGAAGCTTAGGGAAAAGCAATAGAAACAGAAAGCCAAAGAAGAGCAGCAATCAGATTCAACTGATTTTACAGATGAGAAAGATGGCGATAATAACGGTAGTGATATAACTACAAAGACAGGAAAATCTCAAGAAGCTTAGCAAAATAGCACAGATACAGGTGTTTAGGATAACACTGATAAATAGCCAGAATAGTAGTAGGTACAAGAAGAGGAAGAACTGGAATAGAAAGGCGATGACAATCCTCCAGACTTAACTCCAGATAAGACAATTGCTGATACAGGTCTTAATGTCGAACGGATTCAGGATGATCAAGACTTTCCTGACGACAATCCAGAAGATAGCAACGATGATATAGACCAGGTTCCTTATAAAGAAGGTAAGACTGCGTAGGTTCTTGATCCTAAAAGTATTGATGCAGAAGATACGCTCAATATAGAAAATCCTTTAGAACAAGAACCAGAAGTATTGCCTAAGAAGTACGATGATAACGGAACTTTAAACATATAGGATCTTCCAGAAAAGTTGGATGTAGATATATAGAGTGAGTCTGATACTCTTAGTAATATGGATAACCCAACTGAGTCAACTGATACATCTGGAGTATACGATGATAGGAAACCTAAACCACAAGCTGTATAGGAGTCTGAAGATATAGAGAGAAGATACATTGATCATACATTCTTCTATAGACCTGATGCAGAAGAACCTATGGATATAAGAGTTGACGGTAAGGATGTAAAATTACCAGATGGATGTACTATTGGTACTGGTGCAGAACTTGCACAGAAACTTACATAGAAAGGATGGTTTGAAAAAGCTGATAAGTTCTACGTTGTGTCATAGATGCAGAAATACCAGAAAGGAAATATTGGTGACGAAAGAGATTTATTCACAGTATCTTTGGCTATAAGAGATGGCAATAAGATATACTTCTCTGCACTTAGAGCAATAGGTAAATACCATTACGAGTATAAGAAAAACACAGATGTTGATCTTTCATATGAGCTCGCTAATAAACTTAAATTTATAGGCGTCGATATGGATGCATATAAGGTCAATCTGTTTGAGACAGCGAAAAATTATTACTTACTTCATAATAATGTTGATCAATCTCTTCTGGAAAACGATGATAAACTGAATAAGAAAGTAATAGATTGGTATAACAACCTACATGAAAGTGATCCAGAAAACGCCGGTTAGATACGTGCATATATAGACGATATTGCTAGAAACAAGTCAGCTCTTCCAGGCAAGGTTCCTTTGACAAACAATTAGGTTACACAGCAAATCTAGAGACTTAGAGATAATAGAAACGCTATAATTGAAGCGTATTGCACATTTAAAGATGGTAAGTATATAATACCATAGACTATTAGAACTGATGTAAAGCCACAAGAAGCTAGTATAAGTAACGGTAAAATATAGACTAGACCAAAACTTGAAAATAATCTTGTTGATTTTAGGCCACTTACAGAAAAAGATTTGAATCTTGACATTCCTTCTGATCCAGAAAAACTTACAATGTAGCTCGAGAATGGCACTATAACACTTGGCTATGGTACCGGAGTAATGGCTGATGAAGGTAATAGATTTCTTATTCGTAATCTCTACAAACCTTCTGGAGACACAATAGACGGTAAAGGTTATTCTGGTAAATTGTACTTTACGATAACAGGTCCTAGTGGATACATTGTTCCTGTAATGCTTAGAGAAGAAAGATTCAATTAGGTTTAGGACAAAGATGGTAAGATGCAGTTTATTGATCCTGTTAATATGTAGTTAGCTATAGATCCAAATACAGGAAAAATAAATAGAAATGCCACACTATCTATGGCTGAGCTTATATTATACATGGTTACTGGTAGAATTAATCCAGAAGAATTTGAAGGTAACCAGGGATTGATTGCAGATCTGCTTGCGTTAAGCGTACATACTACATTTGCTACTAAAGCTGATAAAAAGCATCCTTATTTAGCTTCTAAGCAGTTCTATTTCGACGATGAGAAGAATTAGCTTGTGTTAACTAAACCGGGCACTAGATAGGATTTAAGATTGTCTATGGATTAGTTGTTTGGTGATTAGTCTGAGAAGACAAGAAGATCTACTATTAGATATATAGCAAACAATTTGCACTGGAACACAGATAAAAAATACATGATTAAACATTTTAATGAATCTATGCCTAAATTATCTGCGTTCTTAAGATAGTATTTTGAGGACAACCCAAAAGCTAAGTCATATAAATTCTTTGGTCTTAATCAGCTCGAATTTAAGAGAGATGAGTTGTTCTCTACAAATAAGAATGGTTAGCTTAATCCTAAAAAGGTATCACTTGCTGCATGGATGATAAATAATGGCAAGCTTCTTACAGACTTAGCCCCACAACATTTCTACGCACCATTTATATATTCCGACGGAGTACAGGCTTCAACAAAAAAGAAGGCTGTAGCAAAGGTAAAGAAAGAAAGTAAGAAACAGGAGAATCCTAGCGTAATTGAAGCAGAGGCAAATATAGCAGCAAAAAGATTTACTGATGAGGCTATAAGCAGAATGCAGAGCAGATACAAAAATGATTCATAGAAACAGAAGGTTACTAAAGATGATTTCTTAGTTCTGTCTGATGAGGCTAGAAAAGATGTGCTAAATAACTATAGAAAACGTGGTATATACGATATAGTTGTAATCGATGTACTTAAAGAGGATGTAGAAGGTAAATCATTAGACGAAGTTAAACGTATTATTGCATAGCATGTATAGAAATATGTAGACTACGCTAATTCTTAGGAAGGCTAGAAGTTTGATGTAAAAGACCTTACTTTTGTATCTGATACTATGCTGAAGAACATTGCAAGTAAAGGCTATATTCCTATACTTAATGTTGGTGTAAATGGAAAACTTCATATAAACGCATAGGATCCATTGTCTATACTTCGTAACAGCAAGGTTAGATAGGATGGATATACTGGAGTATTCTCTAGATTCAAATCAAAAGGAAAATTTGATGAGAAATCTGCTAGAAAATGGCTTAGCGAAAAGCTTGGATTAGATGAGACTAAAGTTGTCGTTCTTGACGGTGTTCTTAAAGGCTGCGAAAATAGTAAGGTATATGGTATCACAAGTCTTGCAGCAGATTATATAGATAGATAGATAAACGGTGTTATCACTTTATCTAATGAGGCTGGATATGGTATTCATTATCATGAAGCATGGCATTACGTTAATTTGCTGTTAAATAATAAAGCATAGAGACTTAGATTATATGATGCTTATATTAAATCACACAACTTAAAGAATATTACATTCGGAGAAGTCGAAGAGTTGATGGCTGAAGATTTCCGTAGATATGCAGAAATGCGAAACGGAAAGGGAATCATTAACACGATCAAGAGATTGTATAACAATATACTTGATTTTGTAAAGGTATCCAGAAAGAAAGATATTGTACGCAATGTATTTAACGCCATTAATAATGGACAGTATTTTGACGTACATATGGACAAAGACTCTATAAAGGAGTTTGAGAACAGATATCCAAACGGCGTAGCTTCAGCAGACTACTATGTTCCTACTGTAGATCAATCTACTCTCGATAAGCTTGAAGGAATAAAGGATTATCATACATTCTATCAGTGTGGTGTAGCCTTGGCGCAGAAGTTATTAAGCGATTACGGTTTTAAAACCCCAAACGATATTAATAGCAAAAAGGTATCTAAATTCAATGATCTTATTGAAGATTTAAAGAATAACAATGAGTTTGAATCAGATCCGTTAAAGCAATCTATAATAAACGATATCTGTAATAATCCTAAAGCTTTTGAAGGTATTGTAGCCAATGTGTTTTCTTAGTATGGAATAAAGGCAAATGTAAAGAAATTCTCATAGATGGATGAGACTAATGATCTTACAAATAAAGATTCTATAAACGACGACGATCAGTCTAGAGATATTGGCGATAGAGCAGATAATACTTGGGATGTAATGTAGTTGTCTATAAGTAAAAAAGACAATGTAGCATTTAGAGCTAAGCTTTTCTTGAGTCTTATAGAAAAAGGTAAGTTTGTTCTTGACTCAGAAACAGGAGAACGTGAGTACGAGACATAGTTTAATGACATTATTAGCGATGTTCCTTTGTATTGGAGCTATAACGAAGCATGGAGCTCTATACTAAAGAATTTGTGGATGTGCGAATCTTATGATAATATAGATCAAAATACTGGTGTGTTTGCAGCTAATTCAATTAGAGGTAAAGTTAAATAGCTCGCTGATAGAAAGATGGCTTTATTTGTCGCTCTTAATGATAAGCTTGAAGAAATAGAAGGAGATATAGAGCTTGAAAACCAGATACTTGCTACAGTAAAGAGTTCTTATAATCAAGTAGCATAGATTTGGCTTAATGACCCAGTAGAAAAATCTATGGGCATCATGGACCTTCCAGAAGACATGGTTTCATCTGTAGTAGAAATACCTACAGATGAGAAGCGTATTTGGGAGATAAGAAATGATAATACGCTCAAGGCAAAGAGAAACTAGCCACGTTTATGGAGTTAGGAATTTGCTTCTTCTAATGTAATTGTTTCTAAAGATGGCTAGACTATTATAAACCCAGAGTATGTAGACACACTTGTAAAGATGCGCCATGATGCCATAGATCTTTCTAAAGTTCTTAATGAACCTACTATTCAAGATTTGTCTTATGCTTACGATGAAGCCGCTACACAGGTTGTTAAAATACTTAACTACATGGGTATACCATTCGACAGAGAAACACTTGATGCTTATACATATTAGGTAAAGGATGAATCTGATGGTAAAAATCCTATGTTAGCATAGCTCTAGGCCTTATAGATGATGCTCGGCGGCTCTATGTAGAAGAAAAATGGCTCAAAAAATAATTACAAATGGAAGACTAATAAACAAACTGGTTCTTTGTCATACTTTATTGATTTGCTTAATAAGTATAAGGGAAAACCTTATCTTGAAACTAAACAGTCAAAGAGAAATAAGGACGTTGTTACAGTTGATTAGCTGTTTGTTGGATACGGTTTAAAAACACCTATATCAAAGATGGCTGAGGTTTATGCATAGACTAACCCGTCTTCTACCGATGTAAGTATTAAGGGTCCAGATGGAGCTACATTGTATCCTATAAGCGAGAATAATGAAGCTTCTGATAAACTTCGTCATATAAATGATAATAAGGATGGCATTGTTGAATAGATGATGTTGTCGCCATACGCTAAGCACAGTTCTATTCTTAATATAGCTAGAAACGACCAGCTTGGAGATAGACCTGGAGATAATACAAACAAGTTTAAGCTTAATGCATTTGTTGGAATAAAAGATACTAGAGAGAATACTGGAGATGATTACTTTGGAATAACACATCTTGCAGACTATATTTCAAAGATGGTTATGACACATAACAACATGCTTGTATTCCCTACAATGGCTGATAAAAAGACATGGTATTCTATATCTTATGATCCTCTTGCAAAGGACGCAGAAGGAAAAATATTATCTGACGGATTATGTGTGCACGATCTTATTACGTATAACCATACAGATGAAGCTGGTAAATGGAATGCCTTAAGATTCTCCGAAGGTACCCTTAATAGATTTGTTGGATATTTTAACGATGAGCTTGAATCGCTTAAACAATACTACGATAGAAAGAATATAGCATACTTTGTAAATAATCCAGGAAGAGCAAGAGACAACTTCCATGGAAAGATTAAGGATGGTAGAATGAATATGGCTGGAAACGGCGGAATGTTCAGATACTTCTATGACGCTATAAAGATAAAGGATGACAATGGTAAAGAGATGAATCTTAACCAATATCTTGAATTCCTTTACAACAAACAGTAGGCTATAGAAAAGAATCCTGTTAAGAATGGCGGTCTTGGTACTATAAGGGAAGGTGATAACGAACTTGATGGATTTGAACTTATAAGAAGATATATAAACGATCTTAACGATTAGGTTAAATCAAATCCATCTATGCTAAAAGATGGCATAAACCATATGCTTATGTCTAGAGTCAGTGATGAGTTCCAGACTATATCTGACGATGGTTCTACAAAGGTTGTTTATTTTGATGGTAAAACATATCTTCCTAGAGCGATACCTGTACAGATACTCGACTACTATCATAATAGATTCGGAAAGAGTGGAAGAGTATTATCCGACTACTACGAAGATGAAGCTGGTAATGTTGCTGACTGTACATTATCTGCAATAGCTAACAATGTAGCAAACGAGATGATCTCTACTATAGAGCTTGAAAAAGTATTTACTGGAGACCCTGCTTATTATAAGTGGCAATACAACACAAAGGTTCTTGATAAGTTTACTGTTGACGGCAGTACTTAGGAAGTAAGAAGATTGACTGATAAGGACACTGATAAGATTAAACGTTTGGGAGCTATACTTTCTCCAGGACAGAATCTTAGAATAGAATATTCTAATAGGGAGATACAAGAATTTAAAGATCCAATAACTGGTAAAGAAGAGCTTAGAGGAAGCAAGTATACAGTTCTTAACATAAATGATATTGTAGCTAAATCTAAGTTCATAAATGACGTTTAGACGCAGTTTGGAAGACAAATACTTGCAGATGAAATTAGATCTAATCCAGAATGGTTTGATAAGATTGTTGAGAAAGAATCTAAAGAGTTAGGCGAAAAGCTTACAAGAGAAGGATAGATTACTAAGATGTATCTTAAAGACAATTATTATAAATCTATTCTTGATAAAGCTCCAAAGGGTGTAAAAGAAGCTGTTGCTATTCGATCTAAACAATAGATGTCTCCATACGAAGAGATTACCGTATCAGACGCATAGGTTTGTATTAGACCGGCTTTATATAGAAAGATACGTATGAATCTTGGCAACTGGACTACATAGCCAGATGAATCCGGATATTCTGACGAGGAGGCTTATAAGATACTTGAAACTGATGGTTCGTGGATGAATGACCCAGAGAAAGCCAGAAAGGTTAGTAAACTTCAGTTATTCCCTCTTAAGATGACTTACTTCAGTAATAGTCCTACAGAACTTGGTCCTGGTATATTCTAGAATCTTCCTGTGTATAATAAGATGGCTATTTTCCCTATGTTTAAGTATGCTACATAGAGTACGTCTGGTAGATAGCTTTATGATCGTATGAACAAAGATGGTAATGAGATCGATATGATAGCATTTGAATCTGCTGTTAAAGTTGGTGATAACCAGAATAGATACTCTCCATATAATAAAGATGTAAAGATTATAGATGGAGATATAACAACAATGGACGATGCAATCAATAATGATTCTGATCAATATATTGATAGATCTACAGGAGAAGTTAAAGCTAATACTACTGAAGGAAGTAAGCTTTCTGTACAAGTATAGGATCTTAACGGAATTCGTATGCAGCTTAATACTGATGCTCACGAGGCTACTGAAAGATCTATTGGTTCGCAGATGTTTAAACTTGCGTTCTCTAACTTGCTTGATAATCTTAAGTACGGTTTAAATAAAGCTGACTGGCAAGGTTAGAGTAAACCTTCTAGATATGGTAGAGAAATAAAAGCCGATCTTATGGCTTGTATTAATGCTATGACTATGCTTGGTATTAACAAAGTATAGGATAGATTCTATTCTTAGAATGATGAAGGTAGATTTACTCATATAAACTAGAGATAGGTAAGAAATCTTGTAGAAACTATCGTTAAAAACAATGGACTTGGTGTATCTGCTGAAGAGATTATTCATAATGGCGGCGTTGTAGCGTCACTTATGTCTAGAAAGGTATTTGAGCAAAGTGTGTTCTCTGCAGTTAGTAAAGATGTAATAGATATACAAACCAAAGGAGGCTCTGCAGTCCAGCAATCTATATTTGGCTTTACGGGCTTTGATGATAATAGTGTTAGATCTTACGAAGATGGCGATTATCATTTGCTTAACGAAGGTAGAGAGATTAGATGGAATACATAGAATGGTAGTATGGAAGTTATGCTTTCTATCAACTTCTTTAGACCAGTTGTTCCTCAAGAATATCAGAAGACATATGGTATGATGAGACAGTGGCTTATTGATCACGATGTCATTAATGGATTAAAATCTGAAGAATATTGGAATATTACAGAAGAACAAAAACAACTCAAAGGTATTTTAGACGCAAAGATAGAAGATTTTAATTTATCTGTTAAATTATTACGTATTTTATAGAAGAATAACGTTTATACAATAAAAGATGTAATTGATAAACATTAGGATTACAAAAACCAAATTGGCAATAAATTACAATTAGAATTAAAAGATTTATTAGATAATGTTAATTTGGATTTTAATACAAATACAAACATATCTATACAGAAAGCATATTCTCACCCTAAACCTTTTGGTATTGGCTATCGTATTCCTACACAGGGTATGTCATCTATGTTTGCTATGACAGTAGCCGATGTACTTCCTACTCAATCTGGTGATACAATAGTAGTTCCTAGAGAGTTTACTTCTCAGACAGGTTCTGACTTCGATGTCGATAAACTGTTTATTGCTACTATGTCTTACACAAACGGTGAATTAGACACAATTACAGAAGAGTAGTAGAAACAAATATCTGATATATTCTCTAGTAAAGTAAAAGGATCTAAGCAAAATGCAGTGCAGAAAATTTTGTAGCAAGCTTCCTATGGAGCCATATAGAATAGATTGCTCAATAATTACATTGACATCATATCTGATACAAGAAACTTTTCTAATGCACGTGCTTCTATCGATACAATTACAGACGTTATCAAGTCAGAGATCCTTCCTCACTTAAAGAGTGGATTAAGTGAATATAGACCATCTATGTATGAGCTTACTCCTTCATTCCAGTCTAGACGCAAGATGGAGTTCTCTACAGGTAAAGACGGTATTGGTCCATTCGCATTGAATGTAACAAATATGGCACTTACACAGTTTACTCATTTGTCTATGAGATACGGAGATAATCAATTCGGATTCCATGACCTTGACCAGGTTCTTGGAGAAGATGGAGAACGTATTTCAGACTGGTTGTCTGCTATGGTTAATGCCCATGTTGACGTTGCCAAGGACCCATATATCTTTGACCTTAATATTAACTCTTCTACATATAATCATGTAAACTTCTTACTTAGAGCAGGAAAAGGTAAAGCTACATTCTCATTTATTGCTTAGCCAATACTTAAGAAGTATGGATAGTTAATGGGTTCTGCCAAGGATACATTTGGAAAGAACTTTAAGGCTGATAGAAAATCTTAGGAATTAAATAATCATTCTTAGATATACAGTTATCTTCTTAATGTAACTAGACAGAATCTTGCTGATAAGCTTGGTTTAAAGAATTTGTATAAGACATTTAAAAAGAAGTCTGGTGGCGTATCTTATGTTCTTAACGAAGACTATGTAAAGAAACATAGAGACGAAATCATTGATTCTATCAAGGATTCATTAAAGTCTGATGGAGAAAAGAACCAGAACGTCATCAATAAGTATGCTGCAGATATATTTAATCTTATCATAGGTAATGATAAAGACATATAGTGGAAAGATGCCATGAACTTTGATAAGGGTATTTACGCTATAGAGCATGCCGATTCTACATTTGGCTTGTATTATCAAATGCTGTCATTAAGATCATTTGGCAAGATAAAGACATATGCAGACGAGCTTGCAGACCTTGTAAAGGTATCTAAGATCGATACAAAGAAGTTCGGTAATAACATTTCTTCACATATCAACTTTAAGAATACATACGAGCAGTTTAAGTATGGAGACCATAAGGTTGAGTGGTATATAAATGACGGAAATAAATACGAGCAGAAGATTGATGAAAAGACTGGAGAGGAGTTAACTCCTACTGAGACGACAGCTGCTCTTATGAGATACTTCCATAATCTGTTCTTAGATTCTAAGTTCTATAATTCTACAGAGCTTGTATAGAGAATACTGTAGAACCAGACATTCTCTGCTACTCCTTTATATGCTAATCTGCTTAGAACAGCTCTCGCTAGCTTAAATGCTGATGAATAGTTCTAGGGATATACAAAATGGAGATTTGATGAGGATGGTAATTATACAGGAACTCCTTACGATGGATACAAGCAAGTAATGAAAGATGATGTTGTGCAAGCTATTGGTTCATCAATAGAGAGTATGTTAAGATTCTAGGCATTACTTGACTTTGCTCCAAAGATTGAGGCTACAGATGATTATACTGGTCCTATAGACTTTACATTTGGTGGAGATAGATAGGAAATAGAAAGGAACTATAAACGAATTCTGTATGGAGACAAAGAAGGAGACGAGTATGACAGAAACACAATATTCTAGAACCTTGCTAATCTTATGCAGAATATAATAGATGATCCAGATTCTGATGAAGCTCAAGGCCTTGTAGATTAGGATGGTGTTATAAGTAATGAATTATTCAAATATCTTAGACCGTAGACAGGAATAAAAGGCTCAAGCGTAGGAAGAATGATGCTCTCAAAGACATAGATGAATGTTGGTGTAGAACAGAAGTAGAGACTCATGTCTGCATTTGATTAGTTATTAACTCATCCGTCTGAAAGAGTTAGAAGAGTAGCTAGGGATTTAGCTATATATGCATACTATTCTACATACGATACTAATAGCGCTTATTCTTTCTCTGATATAATTCCTCCTAGATATAGACGCTAGTATGATAGAGCTCTTAGCTTAGCTCTTGATTCTAGAACCAGAAACGGATACTAGCATAAGTCTTTAGAAGATGCATAGTTGATGGCTAATGATATCCTTGATGTAATAGCTAGAAACCTTTATAAGAACGACGACGTTGTTCCTATGTATTTCGAAGATAAAAGAGATATTATTAAATATGAAGGAACCGTTCTTAAAGTGGATGGTATAAAGAAAAAGGTTAATGCTCTTCTTGTTTCTAATTCTAGAAGTATACCTAAGTCTAGATACTTTAAGATCAAACGAGGAGATCAATATGTTGTTTATAGATATGCAGGCGCAATCGAAGGCTTAAATAAAGAAAATAAAGCCTTAGAGATCAAGAGAGTTTACATGATTGTTCCTAAGTTTGGATTACAGATAAAAGGAACATAGTTGTACGAATTCATGTAGGGATCCGAAGGTGTTTCTATATTTGACGAGAATAAGCTGCCTAGCACATTTAAAGCTGACAAGCTTTTGGATTATGCTGAGCAGTATGCAAACGATCTTACGGAATCTTTGTCTAAAGATAAAAAGAATGGTAAATCTAAACAAAAAGACGAATCTAAGCAAGTTGTTATGTACAGATTCTCTTCAACTATTAATCCTCTGAAGATAAATGGTTCATATTATGAAGTAAATCCTAATGATAACAAACTTAACAACAAGGTTACAAATGAAGATGGTTCTGTAGAATTTGTATCAGCTATTAATCCTATTAATAAGATTGAACAGGATATAAAGAGTTCTGGAATTGATATAAATATTAACAATGTCAATTTGTAGTAGATTGTTGAATAGATACAATCAAGACAGAGTATCGGAATATATAGTTTTATACACTTCAATGGAGATATATCCAAGTTTGAACCATCTAAAAAGCAGGTAAGCGATTATATCACATAGAAAGAAAGTGAATATGAAGATACTCTTGCTTCAGATTTAACTAAAGCTCAACGCAGATAGTTTATAGCAGAATATTCTAAGAAACTCAAAGATGAAGCTGCAGACGCATTGTTGTAGAAGAATGTAAATGACAAGGTTGATTCTATTGTAAAGGACCTGCTCTCATCAAATGTAACAAACTTCACAATATTGTCTACAGGTGATGGTGTTATAGAGCAAGCTGGAGCATATTCAGCCATGCTTAACCAGTCTAATATAACATCTACGCTTGGACCTTGTAGAGTATATATTCTCGGTAAAACTATGAGTAATCCAGAATCTTTAAAAACGGAGAAGTAGAAATATATACTTGATGACGTTGATGTTGAAACCGACGAACAAGAAGGTACTGAAGACGATATTAGTATGTTGTAGGATGCAGCAGGCGATGCTGTTACAAATATTGAAGATATTCAGAACGCTCAGTCTGCGGATGACCTATTATCATAGATAGAAGATTAGAACAAACAAGAGTCTACTCCTAGTGTTGATGACCAGAACGAAACTGCTGGAAGTTTAGATGATTTATTGTCTTAGATTGATGCTTTGTCAGAAGAGTCCAAAGAAACAAATGATAATAAAAAATGTTAATTATGTTTTGTCCTTATTATAAAAATAAAGATGTTTTTGATGGCTTTAACAATATAATATAGGCACTTGGTGGTAAACCAATGACAGAAGAGGAATTTAGGTCCGCAGAGCTGAGAAATCAGCGACGCGGGCTTGATTACTCTGCTATGGAAGCAGCCTATAAAGCCTATCATGCTAATAATGGCAATCTCATGTATTTAGCTCCAAATGGCTAGCCATCATTAGTATTTCAACAGCTATTGTAGATATACAATGGCGATATAAATAAAGCCATAAAAGCTAAAACTAATTTATATTCAAAGACGTTTAGAAAGCACTTTGGAGATTGGCTTAGCGATAGTATCAGTAAGGATAAAATTGATATTAACGGAGAGCCTATACTTCCTTTTGGAGAGTCGTTAGAAAAAGCAAAAGCTTCTGCTTCGCTTAGGTCTAAGATTGGCATACAAAACAAATTTAAGAGAGCTAATGTATATTCTACTTTTGGCGAATCTATATCAAGTGCTTTACAGAGTGGTAAGGAATAGTCTAGTAAAGATATTATTTCCAGATTCTCATAGTTAAGATTATTCTCTCCATAGAACGAAAAGCTTGCAGAAGTTTTATAGCGTCATGAAATACCTACTGTTTTCAAAAATCACGAAGATGGTAGTTTAATGAAGGCTTATACAGTAGATGGCAAAAGCGCAATATCTATCGACCCATAGCTATCTAATAATGTATCTAATCAGTATTTGGCTAATACATATCTACATGAGATAATACACGCTATAACAACAGATCCTATAAACGACGCAAAAACTAAGGAAGATATTAAATTCAGAGACTAGAATAGAAAGGTATTTAATATATTTAGCAAGTTGTTTCCTAATGAATTATTTAGCAGAATGGATATGTCTGGTCTTTACTATTGTCTTGAAAACGAAAAAGAGTTTGCTTCTGAATTCGCTACAAGACAAGATGTAAGAAGCATGCTGTATCAGAGAGCTATTCTTGAAGATAAAAAGAATAACAAGGCTCCAATTCTTGCGTTAAAAAACCTTGTAAATAGCCTATCTAGATTATTAGCAAATAGTAATGTATTTAACACGAATAAAGACCAATTAAAGCTGTATTAGAATATTGCAACGTCTTATCTACTCAATAGACCTATTCTTAAATTCGAAGGCTTGTAGGCGTCTAAAATAATCAAGGAAGTATATAAATCTTTAGATAATTCTGTGCTATCAAACGACCAGATATAGTAGACTAGAGAAGATCTTATTAGAGCTACTAATTATGCAGAAGTTAATAACTCTATGAGAGTTGATAGAATTAATGATAACGATCTCGGTCTTAATACACGAGACTCAGAAGAAATAGCATAGAAGAGAATAGAAGAGATGTGTAATAACATAGCTACTGCCTTATCAAAGAGATAGGCTGCTATTAAAGTATCTTAGCTTCCAGAAGAATATAAGAGTGAGAACATAGAGACACTTAGGTCTCAAGTTCAGTCTTTTAAAGATAGACTTGGAGGAACATTTTATTCAATAGCTAGTCTTGTTCAATAGATCGCACCATAGCTTCTTATTGATTCCAAAAAGATACACAAGATAAGACAAGATAATATGACTATAAGCGATGCTGAGTATATGTTTTTAGCACATGATAACTTTGGTACATATTAGAAGATTTTATCAGAGATTAACAGCGCTCTTAATTCTCCTACTGTAATAGATTTACTCATAAAAGAACTTGAGGATAAACCGCAATAGGATAGGGCTACACTTAACGATATACAAAGAATAATCTAGATTGTACAAAGTTCTGAAGCTGTAGCAGCAGACGCTACATCTCTTATGTCTGAGATCCTCATTAATAACATGAAGAAGAGGTTTGCATAGATAGGTAACGATGTTCATTCTCCTACAATAGCAGATTACATCAACCACCTTAAGACTATAGGATACGATACAAACTGGTTCTATACTACTGTAGGTTCTATGGATTCTGCTAAAGATGAAGCTTTAAGAGCAATGGCTTATCTTATAGATAAAGCTACCCATAAAGCTGATAGGGATACACATGACAGAGTCGTAGAACTTATGCAGCTTAAAGAATAGCTTAAGTTTGGCGAAAGTGTTCTTGATCTTTATGAGGTTGATGACAACGGATTTACTACAGGCTACTTGGTAAGAGACCTTAATTATGGTAAATTTTTCAGAAAGAGATAGGAGTTCATGGAAAAGCTTAATCTCAAATACGGATTAGACCCATCTAATAGGGAATAGCCAAAAGGTGATGATGGTGTAAAATGGAGTAAAGAAGTAAATGACTGGTTAAGCAAAAACTGTCATAGGAAATATAAAAAAGAATACTACGAAGCATTTGCAAATCTTTCTGCAGATACTATGAGAGCACGTGATTCTATCCAGATATAGATTAAAGCCATAAAGTAGAGCTGTAAAGACGAGTTTGGAAACTATCATTTTGATAGACTTACAGATTCTGAATGGAATACACTTAGAGGCCTGTATATACAAAAGAAATAGTTAGCTTCTGATTATGACATAAACGGAGAGCTTAAGATAGAAGGAACTCCAGAATACCGTATAGCAAAAGAGCTTTAGAAACTGAACGAAACTCTCTTTAATTCTTCCGATAAAGTTAAGAAAGATACAAAGAGATGGCAGGCTGATAGAAACAAAATTATTCAAGAGTGTGGTGGTCTTGAAGAAATGGCTAAAGGTGAAGATGGTAATTTCGATTTCAATAAGCTTAGAAAATGGGATTCAAGAAACAGTAAGACTAGACTTAAGGTAAACGAAGAGACTGGTAAAGCATTACTTTGGGAAACTATCGATAATGAAGCAGAGAAACCTGTATACGCAATAATTGTAGACGGAGTTAGCGATCATGGAGCTAGATATGAAGAATTGTAGCAACAGAAGTATAATATACTGTCTACATACAGAGATTACAATACCGGTGATATAAATCCTTCTAAATTATAGAAGTCCATACAGAATAAAATACAAGAAATAGACAAAGAGTTAGATAAGATTAGAAAGCAAGCTGTAAGAGAGGATAAAGATTTAAAAAAGCTTTCTAAAAATCGTGCAAAAATTTTTAGAAAATATGCTCAGTCTTCATTGACTGACGTATATAAAGAAATGCACAGATTGGCAGTTCTTAGAGACAAGGACGAGCCAGGTTATCTTGATACATTTTAGAGAAATACTGGTAGACTTGTTGAGGATATAGACGGAGAAATATCATGGTAGGCTAAACCTTGGTTTAGAAAAGTTGTAGCAAAGTAGGCTTACTACGACAGATTTATGGAGGTTCTACCAGGAGATGGTTATCTTAACTCTGATGAGAATAACGATTTGCTTGATAAAGATTTCGATGAGAGTTATGGATAGGCATTTGTACCAAAGAAGGAATTATACGACAATTCTAAGCAGTATAATAAGATTATTAAATCTAAGACTCTTAAAGCTCTTTATGATAAGACGTATCAAACAATTAAAGAGTCTAACGAGTTATAGGTAAACAGAAATTATGTAGACAATTATCTTCTTCCATAGATAACTGGTTCATTCTTTAAATATCTTAAAAAACATAGTGGCAAATGGAGAATGGCTTGGGACTTTATTAAAACTGGTAATGTAGACCCATCTTCTTCTGGAGGCGCTCTTAGAGAATATTTTAAAGATACCGTTGGCATTGGAGAGAAAGGATGGGAACAAGATGGTACATATGGATAGTTTATTGATTAGGCATTGTCTGACCAGGATTAGTTTGGAGATATTATTAACTCAAAAGATCCTACATTCGGTAGCGAAATAAGCGGAGAACGTCCAGATGGTAGACAGCTTAATATGATACCATAGTACTACACCAGAAGGCTTAATGATGCATCATAGCTCTCATCTGATTTAATAGGCATACTTGGTGAGTACTACAACTAGTCTTAGAAGTATAAGAACAAGAAATAGATAGAAGCTACATGTGAATCTATGGCAGATATGATTGAGAATAGAAATCATGAAAAGGTATCAATTACTGGTAGTATAGGCAATCTTAAGAGAACTACTAGAAATGTTACCGGAAAGTCTTCTAATACATATAAGGCCGCTAGAAAATTCTTGGATATGAATCTATATAATATACGCTCGTCAAGAATGTAGGTCAATATATTCGGTAGAGAGTTTAATATGGGTAAGGTGGCTTAGTTATTCAGAGCTGCTACAACACTTGTAAACCTTGGCTGTAATATAGCTGTGGCCGGAACTGGTTTTACTACCGCTACATGGGCGCATATTGTAAATTCTATAGTTGGATAGAAATATAGTTTTTCGGACGCTTTCGCTGCCACTAGATTTGTTTTACATCATTTAGTTGAAAATGGTATGGGCGCAAAATATATAGAAGACCATAACTCTAAAGACCTCTTAATGCTTATAATGGAGCATTTTAATGTAGCTAGTTAGCTTAAGAGAAAGATGAAGGATTCAAACAGAAATAATTTTATAAACGCCATAACTCATAACTGGGCATTCGGTGGACTTACTATGTTTGACTTCTGTGCTAAGGCACCTATAGCTATTTCTACTATAATGTCTTACAGATATTACAATGGAGAGTTTACAACCAAGGATGACGTTATAATGAATAATATCCTTAATCCAGAAGAGACTAAAAAGCAGATTAAAGAGTGGAAGAAAGGAAAAAGCTTACTATCTATTATGAAAGAAGAGAACGGCAAACTTACTGTAGATAAGTAGTATTACAAATAGTATAAACAGATAGAAGATGTACTCCATTCTAGAATTGAGAAATATGCAGAAAATGCGGATGGTATGGCTACTGAGTCACAAAAGGCTGCTATTACAACAAATGCATTAGGTGCTGCAGTTTTGATTCATAGACAATATTTCCCTCTTATGCTTCAAGAAAGATTTGGAGACACTGTATGGGATAATTCTACTCAATAGTTTAAAGGTGGTTCATTTAGGTCTGGATTACAATTACTTAATGTGTTGTCTAAAGGATATTCTGATGAAGTAAACCTCTAGAACTTCTAGGTGAACAGAAAGAAATCAATCTTAACTGGTCTTGCAGCAGGTGCTGCATTAGGATCATTCTTGCCCATTGTGGGTCCTATGGCTGGTGTTGCTATAGGTTCTGCACTTGGTGCATTATTTGGCGCTAGAGCGAAAAATTCTAGGTCATTACAGAGATATTTGTACGATAATTCGTCCGAAAGCCAAGCTAGATTATGTAGATTTAGACGTCAGCAATTAAAACGTCTTGCAACTGAAATTGCTCTATATAAATTAGTTGTTTGCCCTGCTGTTGCCTTAATATGTGCATATGCAGACTCTGATGATGATAATAAACTAATGTAGCTACTTGCATATATTGCAGTACGTACAAAATGGGAGATATTTACTCCTTATCGTTTCGACGATGCATTAAATAACTTTAAGACAGTATCAGCCCAAACTGGTACTTTGGATGCTATTTAGAGCGTTGCCAAATCCGTTCCGGAATATGCATTATATTCCATTATGCCTCGAGGATCGCTATTGGATACTTTCCTAGGTGGCTCCTTTAACGATTATGATCCAAGTATATAGCGAGGTATTTACTCTAATTACAATATTCCATTTACAAATACTGAATGGAATAAAGCTTCAAGAGATATGTTTAAAGCAACACCATTTCATCATGCTTATGAACAAATCCTTGACTCAAAGAGTAAAAGAAGCTATTACGAAAATCAAATCATTCAAAATAAATCTTCAGATGACCCATTGTATAATTGGGCTTTAGATAAATTTAATAAATAAAAAAAAGACCCCGACTGCTCTCACGAGTGGCCGGGGTTTATTTATTCACTAATTCAAAACTTCTGGGGAATAGTATCCCCAGTATATTGCATTATCAACTACATTCTGCTTTGTTAGAATATCAAATCCACCTTGTTCTATACAAGATACTTCAGCTTTCTTTGCTTTTGGTATTTCGTACAAAACTTCAAGAAGAACTTTGCTATTAGATTCTACATCAACCTTAGAGTCGAAATAATATTCACTCTCAGATTGTTTGTATATCCAATAACGCTGTGCAACAGAAATAGGATTATAAAGAAGTCGTATATACTTCTTTTCTCCTACTGTAACTATTTCTGAAGAATAAAGAGCATTTGTAGTTAATAATTCTCTATTTGTTATTATATAGGAAACTACAAATATAGAGTTATTTTTAAACTTCTCTTTATTAAACATTCAAAATTGCTGCTTCTAATTCTTCACCTGTAGCACAATTCTCAAAATCGTCTACATTAAGTGTATTTTCAAGATTCATAACGTTAAATGTGTTTTCTAACACTTCAACATTCAAAGTTTCGTTTTTCATTTTACTCATAGGTTTAAAGTTTCACTACCGTCTCCAGCATAATACTCATAACCATGTTCCCATAGATTTTTATCCATGTGCCATGCTATTTCTGTCATTGTATCATTTATTACATCGTTTCTAGAACAAACCTGAGATGAATCCAATCTGAAAACTCTTATTTCGTTACTGCCTGTTGTATCAATAGCAATAATATAAAACTCGAATCTCCATTTATCAAATTCATCAGTTATTCCTAGTACATTTGCAAGATACCAATATACAGCATCCTTATAAAAACACAATTGTCTACAGTAATCAAATTCTTTCATACTGTCCTCAAAGTGCCACAGTTTGGCCGTAGTCTTGATATCCATAATTGTACATACTTTGTTTTGAAAGTCGAATGTACAACTATCTAATAAAGATTTGCATTTAATGCACTTAAACGGTAAATGAAAATCCCAATTTATTTGGAATTCATGATATATATGAGTAAAGCCGTATTCTCCAGATTTTCGCAACAGTATGCATGCTAATTTGTGAGCTTGCACATTATTCTTAATAGTATCAAGTTGTTTTAAATCGTATTCAGATATAAGTATCTTGTTCGTTTTTAAGGCTTCGATATAATCCTTATACTCTACGCTTATTTTAAGCGCTTCTGAGAGTATTTTATCTTCACTCTTGCCAACTATACTATAAGACTTGCGATAGGCTTCTGAGAGCTGTTTATTTAGCTCTATTTCAACGGTATTTATTAAGTTTTCACAGAACTTTTGTGCTTGCGCACTTTTAGGCTTTTCACCATCGAACAGAACGTAATCATTCCAGAACTGATCTGGCTGAAGCAGGAACTCATGTATCATGGTTCCTTTACGTAACTGTGGCAAATCTAAGCCTTTCTCTTTACCATCCAGCATATTACGAAAATAGGCCGGCCCTTTATTCAAGAACCAGCCTATCGCACTATTACTAATACGTGTATTATCTTCGTAGTATGGAATGTCGTATTCCGGTATTTTGTACTTTGGTGTAATCATTAGCATCCTGCACAACAACAATCACAACAGCAATCATCTGAAGTTAATTTCTTCTTAACGTTCTTATGATTGTTTTCTTTACAAGAACGAGCGTGAGGCTTTATAGTACCTTTTGAAGAAAGGTTCATATCCTCAAACAACTCTTCGAATGTCGTAGTAGGATAATTGTTAGCTTCCTTTACGAAAGAAACAATGTTATCAAAACTACATACTTCGAAGTTATCCTTAATAAAGTCTGTTAAAGATTTAACTTCCTTCTTATCATCAAGCTTGTCATTTAATACCTCCATTATAAGAGATGGAGACATTTCCTCAAACTCACGCCAATAGCGAATACGAGAACAACGGTCTATCAGATACTCTGATATCTCACTGTCATCATTACATGTAAACAAAATCATATGCTTACCCTTAGTATCAGAACCATCCAATACCTGTAATAAGAAAGAATCATCGTAATCTGCAAGAACTTTGTCAAGCTCATCAAACAAGAAGCAAACACTTGTGTCACCGAGCATCTCTACAATATTTCGAAGGATATGTGGACGTATGTGTTTGTCTATGTTCACAATTGGAAGACCGCTCTTATTGGCAATCATCTTAGCCATTACGGTCTTTCCTGATCCCTTCAATCCTGCAAGCATTACACCAGTAAATCCGCTCTCAGACAGGTTATAACTATTAACAACCTTGTCTACGAAACGTTCATCGCGCGATGTACAATATACCTTAGAAGGCAAAGGTAACTTACCAGACTCTTGTAATGATATGGTGTCAGTATAATGGTCTACAATAATATTGTAAACTGTTCCTGGAATCAAATCATACTCAAGACCATCTGTATTAAACTTAAAGTTTATATTATTACCTACTTTCAAAAATTTCTTTTCCATATTTACTGATATTATAATACTCAAATATTGGTTTTTATCTCTTCTATCATCTCGTCTACCTGTTCATGGTTACGTACGAGATAACATTTCATTTTACTTCGATGTCGCTTAAGATAATGCTTAAACAATTTCCATCTAAGAGGGAATGAATCTCCCATAAGACCTTTGCATTCTACTACAAACCCATTTCCAATGAAGTCAGGTAGGTATGTTAGAGGTCTTATTTTTTCACCTAAATACTCGAATTTATCCAGTAATACGAAATGCTTTGGCTCATATTTAACTGGTATTCCAGCTTTCATAAAAGCTTCATAAGTATAGCATTCGAGTTTACTCCTAAAATGGAGACCATACTTATCGACTTTTGTCGCATTCCGTACTCTGCCTTTGGATTTCTTTTTAGATTTCTTGCCTATCATAATAAAAATTCTTTCCCCTTATTTTGGATACAGAAGTTCTATTAAAATAGACAATTTCGCCATCAGTTACTTTTTGTTCGCCTCCAGAATGAACGCATACGCATATACACCCATCATCGCTATAACTATCCCAGATAGTCATCTGCAATTTATTTGGAAGATAAATACGCATAAATCCACCTTTGTCGAGACGAATTTTCTTAGTCAGCTTCTTTGTAAGCCATTTATGCAATAGAGGAGACATTACTGCACCTCCCAGCACACCTAATAGGCATCCTATTACTACATCAATCATATTTCTGTAACGTTTTTGTTAACCAGTCTTTCATGGTGCTAAATCCGTTGTCACGAACAGCATCTGATAGATCTTTGGCTTTAAATTTTTTATTAATGAAAAAAGCATCTATTTTGTATTGCTTACTATATTGTCTAGCCTTAAGCATACCGGTTTGATCTCTATCATATAGTATAACTATATGTTTCCATTTGTAACGTAGAGACCTTAGTATATCTTCAGGTATAAACACAGTTTCACTAGCAGCAGCTATTGCATTAAAACCCATCTCGTAGCAACACATCACATCTTTCAGTGATTTTGTTATTATGAGTAGGTCGCCTCCTTCCTTAGGCAATTCGGATAATCCCTGTACGTGCCGATTCGTCAGATTGGTACGCCATTTAGTAAACTTGGAAGCAAGTGGACGATAAATCTTAAACTTATCATACACTTTATATGCATACATAGGACTATTCTCTTTGTAGATACTTCGGACGATACTATTACAAAGAAAGTATTTAATGCTAAACACATTGAACTTTTTTAGGGTATCAATATGTATTCCGAACTGTTTCCAGTACCGTTTGTCTACATTAGTAAACGGCTGTCGAACTATTCCGATATCAGTATCTCCTTTCGGTTTATCGTACGTATTTGTCCTTACGATTGTATTAGGATTTATTCTGCGTACGATTCTCAATAATTCTCGTTCAAGCTCTTCTCTAGTCGTTATACCTTTGTATTCTTTTAGGAACTTCAGAGAGTTTCCACATTCTCCAGTTCCAAGATCTTTCCATAACAACCCTCCTGTTTTAGAATGAAATATTCCAAATGAAGGGTTCTTATCTCCAGACCTTAAAGGACTATTCATGAGTTTTCCAACTTTAAACTGTCCTAGACAATACGTATAGATGTCTAAATCATTTACTTTGTCCAAGATATCTTTCAAGGACATAGTAATCGCTGTTCTAGTACTATACATAACTTATAAGTTAGGGGCTAGGTGTGGATTCGAACCGCTTCCTTGCAAGGATCCAATCTAGCCATGTAGTGGAAAGTATCGGATTCGAACCGATAAGCAGGGTAGTGTTTCTTTTAAGCTTGCACACATTCCAATCTATCAATGCCCTTGTTTTACCATTAGACTAACTTCCCTAAAAATGAGCAGTTTAATGACATGCTCAGGTCTACGTTGACGGACGTATAGCAGTTTACGGAGATGCTAAGCTCGGACTTTAGGTTATTCAAACCCGCACTTACGTAGCGTACACGCGTATGAAATCTGATGCCAGGTAAACTGTGCATCATAGATAATATCGGCCTTCACAGGCGGACAGAGCTATTACTTTCACAAGCTGTAGTTCTTCTTATCATCAGAAATGTTGTGGCTCTGTAGGGATTCGAACCCTACTGGACTTTTGTCTATATAACAAAACATGATTAAAACGTCGATTTGGATCTGTTTTCGCATACGTCCATGCTTGTGTCTCACGACACCCTGCGAGCCTTATTGGAGGCATTTCACCTCCAAAGGGTAACTGAATTACCTAGCTCCACCAACGCCCTTTCATGGCAGTATTACCTCCCTGGGGCGTATCCACTTGTTGTATAGTTTGGCACTCCTGCTATGTAGGCAATATAAAAACCACCTACCGGATTTCATACAATCAAGTAGTATTTCTATTTCTTCAGGCGTAAACCCCTTAAAAGGGAAGATCTGATGCGCCTGCTGCATCCGCAGTTTCCGGAGTAACGGTTGGTGGCACGTTAAGCGGATCGTTGTTCTCCTTATCGGCAACAACTGGTCGCTCCATAAGATCGTTCTTAAAGAGCTTAATCTGCGAATCTGTATTAGACATATCTTCAACGAAGATTCCGAGCTTACTTACTTGAGTATAGCCCTTCTTGTCATAGATAACCTTCAAACGGAGCTTTTTCTTGGTAGCAATCATAGGATCAAGCATCTGCTTTGTCCAGTCAATCATCTCCTTGAATGTAGAAAGCTCTGCATCTGGTCTCTGTGGGTAGAAACAATCAAGAATCTGACAAACTCGTCCAAACTGAGCATTATCACGCTTCTGCAAGTCTTCGTCTGTCTTAATATACATTCCCTTTGTATTCTTCCACTCTGTCATAGTAGCTGTCTGACCATCCTCATTCTCAAATACGATCTCGAGGAAATCGAGACCCTGAGGAGACTTGTTGCAGTTTACCTCTTTAAGAGTGACATTCTGGTTGATGCCTACTGGCATATAACTACTATTACTAAATTCTTCGTTGCTAATTGCGGCTGTCTTTGTACTAAACATAATCTCTATTATTTTAATATACGTAATGCTAACATATCAAGTTTATTCTCAGCATAGTATGCTGCTGATCGAATAGATCGATATATCAATTTACTTAAATATTCTATCCCAATGTGTTGTAAGTGTCCCATCTTCATTACCTTCTGCAATAACTATATCCTTTCCGGCTATGTGTCTTTCACGAGCCTCCATGATGGTATCAGATGTACCACCTTTAAAGGATATATGCGTTTCATTTCCTTTGCGATATACATAACCAACCGCATCGGCTAATCCACACACGATTTTACTCAGCTTGCCAACTAAGTCGAGCTCTTTTGCAGAAACTTCAACACCATCCTTTTCAGTTACGGTGTCTTTAACGTGACCTACAAGAATAAATTCGTCACACAAATCTCGGAACATATCAACTACCTTCTTTACTGCGTCTCTAAGATACTTATATCCAGCACCGTTAGGTAAGGTGGTTACGTCTGTGCCGTTCCACTTCTTACCCATTGTAGTTTGGCGATAGAGTGCACAAGCATAGCTCATACAAATATCCTCAAGTCGTGTAGCATTATCGATAGTGATATGCTTATAGAAATTATGACCTACTTCTTTATTCTTGGCACGAATGGCACTTGCTGCTTCTCCTAAATCATTGATCGTACGACACTGGATGGCCATCGCATCAACGAAGACAGAGCCTCCCTCAAGGTCTATGATAAGGTTATTATCCAGCTGTGCAAGACAAGATGTCTTACCAGCCTTTGGAAGACCATAGAGTATAAGATATCTAGGATTTTCAGAAACTGCAGGAATTTTACTAGTAGGTAATATTAAACTCATGATACAATGATACTAAAAGTTTTAATTAAAGCTTAATGTTAATATTAATGATTATCTTCTTAATCTCTGGACTAAGTGAAGAGATGAAGTTGTAATCACTAAAATCAGAGTAACTATAAATGTCGGTACCAATCTGAATCTCATCATTGTAGAAAATGACAGGGAGACCATTCTCAAGACGGTAAATCTTACCGAGCTTAATACCCTTCATAATACTCTTCTTCTTGCCATAGTTAGCAAGAATATTACAAGCCTTTGCAAACAAAGTGTCGCCCTTCAGAGGCTTGTATATATAAGTATGATCCAACTCGTTGAACATGGCATCAATCAGATCGTCGTCCTCCTTCTTTGTGTTAAACAAATAAGAGTTATTCTTCTTTACAGTAGAAAGAATAATATCATCGAGAATCTGAGAATAAATGTTACCATTGTTAGTGTTCTTAATGTTGTTGTCAGTAAACTTAATATCGTATGTTGTCATAATTCAGCCTAAATTTTAATTGCTTAACTTTCTATCAAGTTGTTATACGCTAAGTCATTCTGGAATTCAAGTATGCAGGGCTTTCCTGCGTCTCGATTCTTCAAGATGTGTAGATACACCTTGTTCTGAGTAGGTAAATGGCTCGGTCCGTATTCTTGTATTCCAAGAATTTCAGGCCTATGAATGACTATAACATAATCGCTAGCTTGAAATAAAGCGTCAGCAGATGAAATGTCGCTTCTCATAGGATAATGCGACAAAGAATTGTTTATTCTTTCTGGTGATTCAATATTTCTATTCATCTGTGCTAGTTGTAACACTGATGTCATAGGATACTTTTTAGCACTTATGAAAACTCTTTCGAGTTCTTGCATGGTTTCTATAACGCTGCCTATCGGCTTCGTCAATAAAGCATGGTCGTACATTATCACAAAATGCTTATCAGTACCCTTTATGTATGTATTATAGAAATATTTAATAATGTCTTCTGCTTCCTTGGGAGTTGTAGGATTATCTACAAACCATATAGGATACTCCTTTAGTTGATTAGATACTGAGATGACTTTTCTGAAGGTATCGTCATCTAGGTCCGTTTCCGAACTATACAAAGTCGAAGTCGTTTTCCTAAGCTTACTAGAAAGCGTTCTTCCAACTTGCCTAAATCCAACCATCTCTAACGAGAAAATCAGAATTACTATTTCTTCACCAGGATTCAAATCAACAATATCAGTTGAGATCTCATTTGCGAATGAGCTCTTACCACTTCCTGAAATACCAGCTATGGTGTAAACGGTATTAGGTTCAATACCTCCCATACACTGCTTATTAAACTTAGCCCATCTAGTCTTTAGAGATGTTATAGAGTGATCTCTACGACCAGATATATAGTTTATAGCTTCTTGGGCTACAACTGACATTGGTCTTATAAGATTAGATAAGTTCTGTTCCATAAGTCGATTCCTCAATTTTAGAGTTGTCTTGCATTTCTTCCTCAGATTCTTCCCACTGATGGTCTACGAGCCATCTCCACATCGTCTTCATATAACTTAGTTTACCCTCGTTAGTCTTTTTCTTCATTTCGAAGTCGAGACACTGAATAAGATGTTGAGCCATAGCTTCGCTTTGACCTACATAAACATTAAATAAATGTCTACACTTGTTAACGTTGGCTCTCAGATAGTTTTTGGTACCATCTGGTCGTAGAGCGTATATTGGGTACATTTCATAGAATAGATCGAAATAGTCCTGTTTAGGTCGAACTATATCTTTAAGCGTATCTGTTGCATGATATGTAATTGACTTACCTCTCTCGATCGAGGTAATAAGTCCCTGAGAAATTAAGTTTGATATTTCTTCGTCGCTAACTAGGCTGACAATTTTGCGGACGTCTTGATTATAAGTTTTTTGATTCTTATCCAATACCAAACTTAGGAATATTAATTGATTTGAATTTAGTCCTGGAATGTCCAGGAGTTTTGTGTTTAGTTCAATAATCATCTTATATACGTTGATAAACGATTAATCATCGAATATTGTCAACTGGCGATTAACAAACTCACTAGCTATCTTTTTTGCTTTGCTAATGTAGTATTGGTAATCCAGATGACGTTTCTCTATTGGTGTGGCATCTATCTTGTTAAGAATTCGTACTCCATATTCTGTTATTTTTGTTTCAGAACGATTTTCGTACATTTTGTCCTTAATTCTCATAAGATAATAGCCACTGCTTGACGCGTAATATCTATTAATACGTTGAATCTGTTTTCCTCCATATTCAACTTTTGATTCCTTGTTTACGCTTTGTGACATCAAGAAATCACGGACATCTCTATCCTTCTTAATAAACTTGTCTATCGGTTCATTGTTCAAAAAATAGTTTATCACAGCTTTGGAGATAACAACTGGTGTCATGCTGTTGTTAAGACCAATTTCTGTGATAAACTTGCCTTTCTTTTCTATCAGTCTTGGATCTCCAGATTGGGAATATCCTTTGCGAACACCAAAGTAATTGTTCACGTCGTACTGATAAAACGACTCGTAATCATCGGATTCGAATGTTAACTGGGTTAATTGCTCAACTTCTTTAATTGCATCGGCTATTGCGAAGCGGGCGGATTTGTTGGCAATGTAGACGACACCATCTGTATTGACTTGTACAATCTTACAATTCAATTCTAGAAGCCTATCCACTAACATAAGTAGTATAAGTTGCCCATTTATACGTATCTTGTATACGTTAAGTGGATCATAAGCCCAGCTACTTTCTTGTTGCATCTTTCCTGTAAGAGCATTAAGAGCCTGTTTAAATGCCTTAGACTTTAATAACTCTCCATTACGTTTGGCAGCCAAGCGCTCCTTGTATAGAGCGCTGTACACATTCCAAAAATCTTCTCCTAAGTGAACCGGGAGCCAATGGTTTATAATGGCTAACGAAGGATACATAGACGTAACGTCTGAGTGTCCTATAAACTGTTCAGCTGTAGGTTTGTAGACTCTAGGATCATTGATGGTGTGTATACCACCTTCACCTATAGAGTAGCAAATGTTTGAGAGAACAAACTTCTTCTCATAGTTTTCTTGTTTCTTATCAGACTTACTTGCATTGCAAGTAGCATTTTTTACATCCAATAAGACTTCTTTCAACTTTGGATTAGAATATTGTATAAATGGGAGTATGATGTCACCTATGCGAATGTTTCCGACTTTTCGAGCACGAGTTTTTAGCTCGTCTTTTGTTGTGTTGGTAATGTCTAAAGTCTTTCGCAAGAGTACTTCTTCTCCAAATCGTACACCACTCATCGACAGTGCATCAAACCCCCATTCTTTTTCCACTTCAATACGTAGTTCTACATCTTCTTTTACTTTATTAAGCAAAGTCTCAGTAGCTTCTACGTCGTTCACATTATACTCTATCATAGCGTCAATATCACATTCTTGGATCTGCAGATCAAAGCTTCCTTCATACTCTTGTACATTTGGCATATGTAAGAGTATTTCTATTTCTTTTAAGCTTTTTTGCTGTTTGGCACTATAGAGCATCAACATAAGATCAAATGAATAGAAGTAGTTTGAATACTTGTACACTTTAATCTTATCAATATTTCCTGTTTTTTCCGAACTTATTATTTCTTTACTAAGATAGTAGAGAGAACTACAAATTCTCGAGTATCCTAGTCGCTTCATTCTACTACAGAAATGTATAATGTAACTTATGATTATGTCATCATAATGCTTATTGTTGTAGCCGCACATTATATGATCAGTTCTGTTTGTGTAGAAGAAGTCAACTAGTTCTTCTAGTTGATTTTTACGACAGGATATCTCGAATTTATATAGTTTATGACTCTCTGAATCTTTACAAGTACAATGAAAACAGTTTGGAAAAACTTCTATGTCATATAGAACTACTGGTCTTTCCTTTACTATCATAGTTCCCTAGTGAGGGTTTGCACCTCGCAGTCATATCCTTTCGGAGCACACTAGGGTGACCAGTGGTGTCCTGGTCGGTTTTGAAGAAGTTGCGCCTTAAGCTGCCATTCGCATCTTATTTGCGCCTGGTAACAGGAGTCGTCCCGTCTTCTTGCGATGGTCTTTAAGGTTTGTACAAACAAGATTACTGCGCTTTGCTTTTACCTTGTTTGTCTCCTTACGAGCCATCTTCATGACTTTACTGTGTTCTGGAAGTTTGTTTACGCCTCCATACTTAGCAGTCTCGCCATTGTCTTTTATCTGAGCAACTTCCTGCTCAGTAAACTTGTCGTCCGAATGCTGGAATCGTCCCACAAGTTGTAATTTGTCATATTTAGCGACAACTAAGTCTCTAATATGTTCTTCTGCAGCATTCTTTTCTGCTTCCCAAACTGGAAACTGCTGCTTGTAGAACAAGTCGTCTTTCTTAACCGGGCACGGGTGCTTTCGCTCCCATTTCTGCAACTTGTGTTGAACATACCCTTCCATGAGCTCGGTATGGTTAAGCTTCGTAACCTTTCTGCTAGATTCAATTTTGATCGAATAACGCTTGAGCAGTATGAACCAAGGTTTCTTCCGGGAAAGACCATGGATACAATGTTCTTTACAGAACTTAGAAGTAGTTCCATGAGACTTGTTAAAGTCCTTAAGCCACTTCTCTTTGATGTCACGATATTTTTTAACATAATCGTCCAAATATTGATTATGGGTATTCATAACGTTGCCTCCTATGATTAAGCTGCTTGTTTAACTGACTTTTGTTTAACTTCTTTCACCTGTGTAGGCTTTTTGTTTACGGCTTTAGCCTTAACTTTGAGCCCACGACGAAGCTTACGTCCTTCAGCCTTAGAGCCGTGACGGAAGTTATACGTGTTTTTCTCGAGCGTCTCCTTAGCCTTTTTCTTAGCTTTACGGAGATTGTAAAAGTTCACACTAGCGTTCTTTGAGCACTCGATAGTATGAGGATCACCTCCCTTCTTATGCTTGTTGTGATTGCCTGACATATCTATGCCAGCCTCCTTGAATGGAGACTTATCATCAGAGCGATACTGATAGAATGTAGCATTACCTACAAGATCACGCAGTTTTGCTACCACACTTGCTGGCACATTCTTAAAGAATGCTGTAGAGTTAGTAATACATGCAGACTTAATGCCGCAATCCTTTACCAACTTCTCGAGCTCCTTCTTCTTTTTCAGAATAGAATCACATACAACTGTAATATTGTATACAGTGGCGTTGTCCCACTGCTTCTTTGCGATGTCTATCACCTTCTTGGTGTCGGCATCATTGAGATGCATACGCTTGCACCGACGGGTAATTGATGCGATATGACGAGCCATGGCGACATTACGACGCTCTTCCTGATTCTTCAGGCGGTCTTCCAGAGTGATTTTAACAGTCTCTGAAGCCTTTTCCTTCTTGGAGTCGATCAGTTTATCCATGATGCTCTTTTTGCGCGCCTTGCGGGCCTCTATGCGAGCTTTAGAGGCAGCATATTTAGCCTCCTCGTGAGCTTTCTTTTCAGCCTTCTTCTTTTCCTTAGCATCGTCTTTTGCTGCAGCAATTTCTGCATTCTTTATAGCAGCCTTAGACTCTTCCTTCTTAGCTGCCTCAGCCTTAACTGGTGTAGTTCCTATCTTAGCCTGAACCTTCTTGAGGTTCTTCTTGTTATTCTTCTTTGACATAATTTTGATAATTTAATGTGTTAATAATGTTATTTTTAAGGCAAGGGATTCCTTATTGTGGTTCGTGTAAGCCTCGATCTTACTCCTTTCGGCGACCCTTATATTTGTCTCGAACCTATAGTATTTAAACTGTCAGATCCATCTCGAACTTATCTGCAATAGTATCTTTAATCTCAATAGAAGTCTCATTGTTAAACTTCTCGAGATTAGCGTCAAACTTATTTGCTAGTAGTTGCTGATCATGGATAAGCTGAGCAATCTTAGCTGATGAGAATATCTCGCGCTTAGGCATAGCCTTCAATCCCTTCTTTGCCTTAGTTGATGGATCAAGTGTCTTGATCATCTTAAGTTGTGCTATTGCCTCCTTTGCCTCGCATGCTGCGAAAATACTATAGTTATTTGTCTTCTTAAAATCCTCGTAAGAGAATGTAGTTGTACCTGTATTAAGAGCTACCAAAATACCCTTAATCATAATACGCTTCTCACTAAGCTGCACAATCTGGTTATACAAGCTCTTGAGATCTAAGCCAGAACCCTGCTTTGCTGCAATTGCCTTTTTAGACATGAGGTTCTCTGCTCGAATAATTCGCCAATACTTATTGATAGTAATATCAATATTCTTACGAATTGTGATGATGTTTGCTGAGTTCAATTTAATTGATTTCTTATTCATATAGTTTGATTAAAATTAAACAATTTACTTGAATCAGCCATTTACTTAGTTCCTATATTACATATAACTGTAATAAAGGATAAAAGACATCCATTGGCAATCCTGCCCCGCAGGGCGGATTACCTATTCTCCGCAGAGAATGTTTAAGGATGCCTTTTAATATAAACTAATAATATCGTCTTTGCATTTCGTTATAAACAATAACGATAATACCATGCATGAATGTGTACTCTTCTGCTCGCAGTTCATACACCATTCCCTCAGGAATGTTTCTGTTTATGGCATTACTCGTTTAGCGTTTACAATTCCGTACTCCAACTCAATCATTGGTTTACCGATGCAGTCTTTAACCTGCAAAACTTCTTTACGTCCGTTGATATTGATAACAATTTTATCAGGAAACTCTTGCTGAGCGTTAAGCCTTGGCCCTGACACCCGGGACCCCGCAGGGTCCGCTCCTACGCCATCAGCAATGCTAGAATTCTGACATACTTTTGTCGCAACATCATACAGTCGTTCTACGACCCAGTTAAAGTTTTTGTCTTTAACTCCTTTCATCACAATTTCTTGTGATAGTCCTTCCATAATGGCTTTTTGGTTAAGCCCTGTGGAAAGACTCACTAGTGCATCCCATACCTTGAGAGCGAAACTCTCAAATGGTAAGGTTTGCTCGCAGCCGATTATCTTATTCCAAAAGTGGAACTTAGTTGAACCAAGAGTAATACTACCATCATCGTTAATGGTATAGATTTTGTACTTCTCTGTATGGTCTAACTTTTCATAAACGGCTGCCTTAATCTTCGGTTCTGAGAGCATTACTGCAATAAGCTTAACGCTCTTCTCAGTTAAAACAGCCTCCATGAATTTTACGCGATCTTATCAGCTGGTTTTGACTCTGTCTTCTGACGCTCATAGTCAGCAACGATCTTCTCATTTGCTGAAATTGCAGACACACACTGTGCTTTAGCCTTCTGCAATTGTTCGATCATTGCGTCAAGACGAGCAATCTCTCCACGGTTAAGGTCATTAAGGATGACACTCAAATCTTTAGGATCTGAGAACACAGCCTTAGAATTCTTGTCCTTGAGAGCGTTCTGGACAGCCTCTTCAGTGGTCTCACCAAACTTGGTGCTATTCTCACCGAGAGGAATATCAATCTGATTGTCGGTGCCCTCATTAAGACGGCAAACGACATCGCCGATTGCATTCTGTTTTGTTGCCATGGACTCAATCGTGATATAGCCGATCGAGAAGCGACGAGGCGAACGATTGAGTACAAGATTTACATTGGAGCTCTGCTTAGCCTGCTCCAAAACCTTGTCATGGTCTGGGTTGAATAAACGGGTCTGAGGAGTAAATACGTCCTGACCAAACATTTTTGCACCGAGCATGCTCAGTGGGGTACGATTTGACTTAATAGTTGTTTCCACGATGTTTATATTAATTTCTGACATAATCATATCCTTTTTGATATCGTTATTGATTAACTAACGATATGATTGAAAAATATGGTGTATTTTGGCTACACCTTTGCCGTTGTTTATTGAATAAAGCAACGCTGATACGAAGATACTCGGTTACTACTTTGCGTACTTAGTTTTCTAAAGGAAGTTCTACTATTGTAGACGCTTTATCTAGACTTAGCTGCACTTTCTCTATTACGACAATAGGATAATAGGCTTGCAGCAGGAATTGCATACGTATGATGCAATTAGCATTTACTGGTTTATCCAGGCCCATCGTCTAAAGCTTTGAATGCTTCCTTTGCATAATCAAATGCTGAACTGTTTTCTGCTATTTTGTTCACGTTTTTTCTAACTTAACTATTCTAATTTTCGTTGGTGAAATTTTGCATAGCAACTAACACTCATAGAATCTTAGAATTTTTTATAACCCACGAAAATATGTAGAATCTCGGCCGTATTTCCCTTACTATACTTACAAGATCTTCCTACAGGTTGTCGATTAAACGCAGATTTCCTCGGCTAATAAGTTTTAAAAGCGCCTAACTTATCGAAATGGCTCCTTACTGCGGTACTCGGCTTATGGCATGTACTCAGCGGTTGGTTATCGGAATGTTTCAGGATCAAACCCATCACAAACTTTACGGCTTTTTACATCTTTGCTGATGTTTGCAATTTTTCTGTACCGGTATTACTACCTCCTATTTATAGTGCACGAATATTGGGAATTCAACCCATACATTTCATCTTGTCACCCACTTATAACGTAATATACATGTATAGAGACAGTATACACATATAATATACACAGTCGTTTTACAACATAGATATAAGCTGCCCATCAATTTCCTGTATTGCTTCGAACCTTTATGTTTACATATACTGTTGCGCAGTATACTTTAGCATGGTTGGCATATCGGTTGGCACTCGACTTCTTCACCTCAAGCCCTTACTTACAACGTAAGATTAACTCTATGAAGGGACATCAATTTTTGTTAAACATGTTATCTTTTAAACTTTCTAGGTTTTCATAATTTATATCTTTTGCATACAACATACGCATACATAATATACCAGCTTACTACTCTGTAGAGACTATATAATATTGTATATCATGATGCAAATAAACTATTAGTCTAGATCGTTTTGGATGAAAGTGGAGGTCAAATGGTCCTGGATGGACATATCTCGAATCAACTTTCTACCTGCTTTGCTATTTCTTATTCTAGGATAGCTCTCCATCAATTTTCTTTGACTGTAACGGAGTCATCGATCATAGTCTCATGAACGATTTAATTTTCATGGAAATTGGCTGTAAGTTCGGATTGCCTAACATCCTAATAATACAACTGGAATAGATTTTCACCGCGATCTTCACCCGCGTACGATACTCCCGTAGAGCTTCGATTAAGGGGCTGCCCAACCCTTGCGCTTGTTTTACTTTTATATACCGCATAAACAAGAAAAGCCTGGCGGTCACAATCAGACACTTCTACCCCATCCCTGGCACCCCTTCAACGGAGTTGTACTGAATCGAACAGTAAGGTTTTGGTATAGTCAGCAAACTCATTTAGTTTACTCTGTGTGGTATTACTCCCACAGTATTGATGCAGTTTTTCGGCCTTTATACTAGCTTTGGACACTAGAAACACTACCTACGGCTTAATAATACTTCTATATTGTTTGGGATATCCTCGGTTCTTCCAGCACCATGCACCATACCATGTATGCAATTCTGTTCACCTACTGGGGACCAATATAGTTCATCTCGTGTAACGTTTGTATATGCTTAGTATTATCACATATAATTACGATACGGTTCATTATGCCTTTCTTGGGACTTATGCGTTTTTAGATTATACAGCCTCATCCAGCTTGTCTCCAGACGGTTCTCACAAGTCCAGCTGTATAATCTATAGGAGCTGATACAACGCTTCTCCTACCTATATCAAACTGTTTCAATGTTTGATACATTTCATCCTACCTTTTGAGTGATCTCGCCCTGCAAGACAGAGTTAACATATTCTCGGATCAAGTTTAATTTATTGAGTTTTTCTTCTAGCTCCTTCGCGAGGGATGTTCCAGAATAGTACGTAGACTAATGGGATCTACCATATGTACTTACCCAATTATAGTGCATAGGGTTCTTATGTTTACTTATGTACATTGGAGGCGATTTGAATATAATCATTGAGCTCTCCCTTACGAATGGTAGAGTTGTGATTAGTGGAGTCGACCTTTTCTCCAGGTTCCATAATATACAGAAGTGGTACATACGACGTATCTGTCTTCTTAATTACGGTGCGTTTAACAATTACCTTTGCAGGTAACTGTTTATGGTTACAAGGTACAGGCTTTTCTACCCTAACGGTATCATGCACTGTATCAGGATTAGCACGATTCACTTGACCAAATAAATGGTCCATTGGTTGCTGTACAGTAGATGCTGCTACTGTCTGCACTGTCGTTGGAAGAGGAACATTCTTAAGATCGGCAATATTCATACCGATAGTAAGGAATGCTGCTCCTAACAACGTGATTACTAATTTTTTCATACTTTGATAGTTAAATTATTTTCGTTCACTTTGCCATTGGATGTCAAAGGCTCTTTTAATACGACCAACTAGTTGTGAACCAGTTTTCTTAATTGGCCGTATTATTTTTTTATCTGAGCCTTGGCCTTACCTTTGGCTTCCTTTTTCTTATCCTCAGTTGCCTTCTTATCAGTTGCTTCCTTAGCAGCCTTGGCAACAGCCTCTTCCTCAGCCTTGATCTCCTCATCGGTCTTGAGCTCCAAGTCGATGATATTCTCCTTGGCATAACCTACGAGCGGATCAGAAGGATTACGGAACAGGTTAGAGATGATACCAGCATGCTGCGTAGCGTTATCAAGCATTGAGTCAGACTTAACCTTAGCCATCATCTCTGGAGGAACGTCACGATAATATGCACGCTTAATGGCGATAACAGTCTTCTTTGCAAAGTTGTTGCCCTCCAAGAAGTTCTTCTTCAAGTTTTCAACGAACTCGCCTGGAGCTGCAAGAACTGCTGCAGTAGCCTTATCGGCGAATGCGATATTCTTGTTAGCGGCATCAATGTGCTCCTTGACACGATCCTTTTCTGGCAGCTTGTTCTCTGCCTCGAGCAAGGCCTTACCCTTTGAGCGAACATCGTCTGCACCAATGATTACGAGGCACTTTACAGCGTCTGCAATCTGATCATCGGTATACTTGCATACGCCGGTGTTCTTGTCAGTAGAATGGTCGCGAAGCTCACAGAACGCAGATACAGGAGATCCTGACGTAGCGGTAACATTGAAGAAGTGAGCACCAATTCCATAAGTAAGCGTTCCGACACGACCCGTAAGCTCAACAATCTTGCGAAACGTATCATGGAAGTTCATGTTCTTGATGTGCTCAAGGTCATTTTTTGCAGAAGCAAGAGCCTTTTCAGCGTTCTCTTTGTACTTCTTGTCCTTTGTGTTCTTGAGCGTCTTCTCAGCAGAATCGATAGCATGCTTAGCTTCAATAGAGCGATATGACTTATAGAAGTTCACACACTGCATGATGCTATCCATCAGCTTAGAATCACGGTTCATAGCTAAGAATCCAGACAAAGCTTCCTTGAGCTCTTCTTCGTCCTTGATCTTTGTAGGATCAAAAACCTTACCTGCTGTTGCAGCACGAGCCTTAGCATCCTTGTCAAGACTCTTTGCTGTCTCTTCTGATACTGTTACAGCTGAAGCTGTAACTTTAATTGCTTCAGCATCGTCTTTTGAAGGCAAGAGCTTTGTGTCATCAAAGCTTACACCAATCTCCTTCAAAGCTTCAGTAAGCTCTGGGAGCGCAGACTTACGGATTACAACAGCGAAATCGCTGGTACCATACTTGACCTCATTACATACACACACTGCGATGCCGAGGGCATTAATATGATTGAGTTTGTCGATAGTTCCCTGTGGGAAACCAGTGTGCTCAGCAGCTTTCTCATCCAAGAAGAAACGATCGTGAGCCATCTTCAACAAATCTACCTGGTGATTACGATCCATGCTTGACCCACCTGTTGTTGTGAGCATAGCTGCAGCCTCAACAGCTGCATCTGCATTGTTACCACCATTGTTGTTATTCTGAGCAACTTTTACATTGCCCTTTCCATTCTTTTTTGCCATTTTGATAATGTTTTTAAATGTTGTTTACTAAAATTAATTAATACTTTCTGGGCAACTAGCTTAAATTCAACTTGTGTCGAATATAAAGTTCGTTTTTAACCAATCTCGTGGAGGTTTAGTGAGCACGTTAATATGCTCGTCTTCACCCAAGTTAAGCACAGTAACAGTATCTACTACAATTGTATCCTTACCTGCTGGTTTTGTCTCAGCACATGTACCGGCGCCCTCTGAGGGTTCCAAAGCCTGAAATGAGCACGTCGGTGCCAGCATGGGATTTGCAGAAGATTTAACTGTACTGGCTTCACTTTTATGGTCAACAAAGGCATAGTTGACCATACTCTTACCTGTAAAACCTAGCAAGAGACTTACGAGAATGATCCAGAACAACTTGTTGCTCTTATTGTATCTTGCGAAACCAAGAGCTACAAAAATCGAGAGAATCAATAATAAAAGTGAAGTCATTTTTGTTAAACTTTTAAGTTATTTTTAATTTTCCTACGAGTGCGGCTTAGTGCAGCTTTTATAGTGCCTGTAGGAATTTTCAGCACTTTGCTAATTTCATCAACGGTAAGATCTTCTACGTAAAATAGATTAAAAATCTTTTGTGTCTTCTTTGGGAGCTTTTCAAACTCCTTTAGAAGAGATTCATACTCAAGAAGATTGACAAGATCTTCTTCTTCTGAAGAATTAGTTAATTCGACAGGTAGTCGGCCTGTATCTTCTCCTAACTCCATGGATTTCTCCTTTACTTTTCGTAGATAATCTATAGCTGTTCGATTAGCTATAATTCTCAGCCATCCGCCAAAAGACGAATAATCTGTGAATGTCGAGAGTTTTTGGTGAACCTTAAGAAATACAACATTTGTAAGATCTTTAGCTTCATCCATGTCATTCACGTAACAAAAGAGCACGTTGTTAACGAACTCTTTGTAACGGTTAAACAATTTATTAAACGCTAGCTCATTTCCCTTTTGAGCTTCTTTTATGGTCTCAATCTCAGATTGAGTGATACGCTGATACTCCATATTGTGGGGTAGGGGAGATTTCTCTCACCCTACTCCTGATAAAACGGAAGATCGTACACCATCTTCTGACGGTATAGCGACCAAACGTTGTTGACGAAATTGTTGAAAAGGATTATTTTCAAATCCTTTCCTCCCGTTTTCATTTCTACTTTTTCAAGTAGTCCTGAACCGATACGCATACGAGTTGTAAGTGTTTTGAACTTCATAGGGTTATTTAGGACTATCGTTTTCATAATCCAATCACCAACTCTACGTAACTGCTCATTACAACAGTATTCGTATATACAATCTTCGTCTAGGCTGCCTCCTGCACAGAATATGTGCGCTTCATAAGTAAGGCCCTTTTTAAGGCGGTTATGAAACCAGTTAATCACATTTTCTATACCTTCTTCTTTGCAGCCTAACAGACTAGCTCTGTAAATTAGCATTTTAGGGAAATACTCCATTTTTTATTTTGTTTAATTAAATGTTTTCTTAATAAACTTAGAGAAATCTTCAAAATACTCATCTAGAAAACTAGCTTTTTCTGACAATGCTTTATCAAATAAAGCCATATTGCCACACTTACATGATATGTTATAATAGTTTTCTAGGTACTTATAGTTCTCTTGAAACCATACTACCCAGCTATTAACCCAGATCCAAAATGCTCGTTCTCCAGAGTTGAATACCTTGTTGATGCCATCCAAATTTATAGAGTCTGCAAAATTAAAATTTTGCGACCCCTCATGTATTCCAAGAGCTTTTCTTAATGATGCATCCTTTTCATCTGTTCGAGGTATTCCTCTTCCAGTGTTATAGATTGCTACATTTTCTTGGTATACACGGTCTATCCATCGCGTTTTTACAGCATACTTAATTCTTTCATGTGGCTTCTTACCTATATTAGATAATCTGCCAAATTCTGTACACCATTTAAATGCGAGGTTGACGACATGAGGACACCTGTCCTTTATCATCGCTTTATATCCCTTTGTCATAACTAAAGGAAGAAGTAGGGAGTCGAACCCTAATCCTCGGGTGTGTAGCCCAAAGAACCAACTTCTTCTTCTCTCCACTTTGGTAGGAAACACCTAGACTAAACTTACGCTACGTTAGTATAGTCTACAATGTTATTTACATTGTCGTTTAATTTATAGTATAGTGCTTAATGTATTTATCTCCTCTGTATGTCAAAACCAAACACGCCCGTGTAGGCAGTTTTACAACATGCCTAGGTTGCCAAAATGGAATCTACACAATAGCGTAGAGGGTGCCCCGTGGACGTGAGGGGAGTCGAACCCCTGTCCAGACAGATTATTTCATACACACTGTACATTCTTGTAAATGTTCCGATGATCAGTCAGAACATTCGATTTAAGCTGTTTTAGGTGCGCTCTAAGACATTTTTGCGGCACTTGTGGTTAATTACTCCACTTGGTGACATACTCTGCCTCAGAGCGCTTAAAACATGGCTAAAAATATATAGTAATCCTCATGATACAAAGATACTTAGAGGGCTATATTCAGCATTTTTGATACATTTTGCAGGGTTCAATTAACTTTTCAGAGCAATCAAATCTCCCCGATACAAAGATACGCACAAAACATATTGTTTGATCTACTGTCCCAATTTACTGTGTGGGGTCACATCTCTTCCTCTCATCGTGATACGAAGATACTTGATGAGAATGTTAATTCATTCTGAGATTCCTTCGCTGCCTCGTCTTCTTAAGATCCTACAGTGCTTCAGAATCTATGTACGTGATACTAAGATACTTGTATTAGAAGAAGAATTAGAAGCGATCGAACTGATAGTTGGCATAATACCAATTGTTAGGGTACTTGTCGCGCAACTCACTGTCGTGCTTTTCGTACTCTTTGTTCAGTTCAGTCATTTGCTTACGCTGATCCTCATCGATCTTCTGCGAAAGTTCGCGGAATTCGTTTGGCGTAATCTTCTGGTCGTCAGGAACGGCGGTACCATTCTCGTCCTTGCCTAGAAGACGGGCCAACAATTCTGTACGCTTCTTCAGAGTGTCGAGAGTGATCTTTGCCTTCGCACGGTCCTTGCGGACATTGAGAAGTTCCTTAATTCTAAGGAAGTCAGCACACTTGACAATTTCTTTGACCTGGGAGATCTTGCGCTTCTCCTCGTCCTGGCGGATTTCTTCTGCCGCCTTGTCTGCGATGTCGGTCACAAGGTTGCCCTTCATCAACTTCTCTACTACGTTGTCTGCTGACACATTCTGCTGCTCTTTAGCAGCACCTTTTGTTTCTGCTTTTGCCATTTTGATAATGTTTTAAATGTTTGTAAATAAAATTAATTAACATATTGTTACTTCTCCCACACTCCAGGATGGATTTTTAACGAATATTGCGCCATTATTATTAATGGTGATATCGCATGGAGCTTTGTGAGAGCAGTTAGCCAAATGAATAAGTGCGAATCTAGCTTCTATAGCTTGATCCTCACTAGGGTACTTGGATTCGAATACCAATGTTTTTGTATTCTTACACTTTCCCTTAGCTTTTGTCGTATATACTGGAATCTTCCACATAATCTAAAGGATTTAGCTTGTTTTTAAACTTGTCACGCTTATATGCCTTTGCTTTGGCTTCTGCGTGACGCTGACGATACACTTTCTTAGTATTACGTTGTGTTTTATACATAGTTACATGTTATCTTGAACTGTTTTAAATACACAAATAATATCGGTAGAAATACCGTAAGAATCACGCATTCTCTTACTTACACCACCAGACATAACTCTGATGGCATTCATAAGAGGTTCATTGTTAGGCTCATTAGTTATAGCCTCTGACAATGCAAACAACAGCTTCATCTTGGAGTAGAAAAACCTACCAAATCTTTTTTTCACGTAGATGCACGCAGACTCTACAACAGAAAGTTCTGTAGTATTCTTGGCTTCTGCGTGACCAATAATAATGGAATTAACTTCCGTTTCATCCATTGTAACTGCATGCACATCCTTAACATCAGGTTTAACTGTGTTCAGTTGTGAAGCTATTGCCATAACTTCAGATGGATCCAAACTAGAACCATCGTAAGAGATAATAATGTACCGCTTCATAGCTAATCCTTCTTTGTTGTTATGTTAGTACTGGAGGACTGCACGATCTGTACATGCTTACCGTTGATAATAGTATCAACCATTTCTACGTTAGGGATATCAGGAGGAGCAATCGCATTGTATTGATCCTGTTCATCAGGAAGATTCAAATATACATGCTTGTTCATCTCGAACTCGTTCGATATACTCATCTTAGTCAATGGTTTCCCAGATTTTTCTAAGACCGATACAACATCATGCATAACCTTTTCAGGTATGTTGAAGAACACTGAGTCCTGATGTCTCCATTGACCTTCCGATCTCTGAAACTCTATAACGTCAGAACAGTCGATAAATGTAGGATTGTTAATATCCTGCATCATCTTTGATACCATGAGCGAGTCATCGTGTTCGATCTCACTCTTAGTTTTTTTCATGTAGTTACATGACGATACTGTGACGGCTACAATAAGCATGATTAAGCACATGCTAAGCTTTTCAAATAATCTCTTCATTTTGATAATTTATTAGAGATTCAACAAATGTTAACTATCCGGGTTTTAAAGATTCACGGAATCATCTTTTGTGGACCAGCTAGGGCTTGAACCTAGGACCTCCAGATTATGAGTCTGTTGCTCTAACCAACTGAGCTACAAGTCCAATTTGTAATTTTATACAGACTTGAACTGTTATGTAGGCCTCTAACCTAATAAATCTCGGGGACGGTATAAACCGCCCCCTTGAAATGCAACTTAATTAAATTTTTCCGTCCAATATGATATAAAATATATAATACTGGAGATCAAGATTATTATCAACATAACAATTACTACTATCAACGAAAAATCGCTTATGTTAGTTATGTTTGTTATGTTTGACAATAAGTCAAAAAGAGGGAATGCCGAAATAATTATTAATGCTATTGATACAAATAGCTCTCCATATTCTTTTCTCATAGGTATAATGCTATTTGTGATACTTCTTCATAATCGTCTTCACTGACAAACCATGAATCGTTATCTGTTGTTAAATAACTCTTTCTTGATCCCAAATCTACATCACTTAATGATAATACACACATATCATCAGGATTTGCAGATTTATAATCTTTTAACTCTACGTTTTCATCACTACAATGCGCTTTAAGTCTACGCAATGATGAGTGATGGCGTCTAACTTCTAATTCTTCGTCAGACATTTGTCCGTTTTTTCTACGTTTTGCCATAATTAAGGACTAATAAAAATTATTCCGTCTTCAATGCATGATGGTGATTCTTCGTTCAAATCCTTTGAATCGTTTACTTTTGGACAAGAGAAAGGATTATTAAAGATACACCCATTGCAATTGTATTGACGTTTAGCCCTAACAACAATGCCATTTATTTTGTAGATTCTGCCAGGACTAAGTTTTTTACTCATAGTTCACCTATTAATTGAAGCTTGTACATTGGTTGTTTAACTGGAACCATTTCGTATCCTTTACGAATTTCATCAACTTTTCGTAATACTCTAGATATTTTTCCAAGTTGATATACTCTATGTATGGTCTCACCCTTGGTGTAAGCTAGTATAAAACATACAAATCTTGATGGATTAGCATATAGCTTATCATATACATATGATACGCTATGATAGAATGCACCAACACCTTTCGTTGTGTCGATTTTATCCATATCACTTTTACTAACAAAAATCTTTGTTGTTTTTCCTTCCTTTCCTAGATGTTTTGACCTATATATATAGTATTTTCCAGTTGATACATCTCTAACAGCTATGCATTTGTCGCCGATGTTATTGATTACGACCATTAAACCACCTACCATTATGCCACCAGGCAATACTTGGCGTACTACGTCTCCTTTACTAAACTTCATTTATGTACAAATTTGATTTTGTATCGAACGATAGATGTTATTACACCATTTCTTAACCTAATGCCAAGTGTAGGCTCGAGAGAGAATTGCTTGCATGTGCTAATATAGTCTACAACACTCTTTGAGATTGGAATAATCTCTGAGAATCCTGCAGACTTATCAACATACACAGCTAGATACTTAACGGTTTTACCGTTAACACTAGGTTTCTGTACTATTTGTTTAATACATTCAACCTTGCAAACCATTGTGTCTATTGCAGCTTTTTGCTGCGCTTGACACTTTGAAGTCAATAACAATAACATTATTATTATGACTATCGCTATTAATGGACCAGGACTTTGATTTTCCGGCTTTTCGTACAATTTTACACCCATTCTTTGTCGTCTTAATTTTCAGTAATTTCGCAGATGCATTTTTACATCAGAGCATTCCGTCTGAATCTTGATCTTTCCATCGTTCTGAATAGTAACATTCAACATAAGATTAATGAATTGTTATGAATTTAACACTTGTCTTGCCAGCTCCTGGAACATTTGAATGTTTGTTGTTAATATAACTATTCAAAGTATTTTCCAAAGATTTGGCATTACATTTACTTAATCCAGAAGAGAGGATCATTGTAGATCCTCCCTCCTTAGCAACTACCTTGTAGTTAAGGTATTCAGCATCAGGCTTCCCTTTTGCTGACTGCGGCTTAACTGCTTGGTTATGCGTTTGCTTGTGTTTCTTCTGATTCATCACCTGTGCAAATGAATGGTTTACAATCCAGACCAATGGCCTTAATTACATTAGGCTCACTGAGTTTGTCTTCTGCGACTTCGCTAATTCCTCTAGCGGTAACTGTAAGATGTCTCAAGTCATCAATGCTGTTGAACTTACCATCAACTTCAACTGTCACCTTAATGGTCTGTTCCTCTGTTACGGCGTCCAATTCAACGTCAATAGATTTCAAGATTGGAATGTGTTTCTTGAACTTAGTCTCCACGTAACTAGGAGCATCCAAATCAACATGATCTGGAGACAGTGTACGAGATACTGTTACGACTGTTTTGTTACCGTCAGCAAAAACTTCTGACCCAAGCTTTGGGTATGCTTCACCCAACAATTTTTCGATAATGTTCATAATTTTGATAATTAAACATTGTTTATTTTTGTGTAAGACTTACCGCTTACACTCGGTATAAAAAGTGTTCCATCTGTATTTGTAGAGGCTTTGGACTCTCAGCTTACGCTGGCTACATTAAACACTTAGGGTTGATGCAACTCAACCCTTATGTTTTAAATTGGTTTTAGATATAAATTTATTGGTAGTTCGTTGCAAAACATGTATATATTACAATTGCGATACCAACAAATTAAACAATCTTCACTACATAGTTCTCTTACGATTCTAAATACACAGTTGTCTATTGTGACTAATTGTCCTGGCTTATATCTATTACGAGTACCAGATATCTTCCGTATGTTCTTCTTTGTCGAATTCATTCATACTACTTTACAATTAGTTCATCTATTTTAGACTTAGCTTCCAAATAATCAGCACCATAATCTGTCTCAAGATCTGTATCCATGAGGTCAAGATTATGTGTTCCGTCGAGAGAGTCTAAAAGCGTCTCAGTGCATTTATAATACTCTTCATACGCCTTTACTTTTTTCTCTGCTCTGTTATTGCTACCTTTTACAGCATTAATACCAAAGCAGGCACCAACAATGACACCAATAACTGCTCCAATAAAGAACAGATTCAATTGGTCCATAAAATAATGTTTCTTATTTTCCATATCTATATATATTTTGATTTAATCTATAAAAATGGTATATCTATCCTCACGAACCGATATACCTGCATGGAAATAAAACCAGTTGATAACTAAAAAATGATTTAATAAAGGTGTAGTGGCTACTGGACTCGAACCGTCGCTATGTGTGCGCTTTTATAGCCAAGTACGATACCCATATAATGAATTCGTACATAGTATACCCTCTTGCTTCAGCAAGTGTATAATAACCACTATCCGTCTCTCCGGATCGTCATGGAGAACTAAAACCACTTTCGCACCCCTTGCAAGTAGGCTGACTACCTTAGTTCTCAGCATACATGTAATACTACTATTTCACCCTCTGTGTCCTATAACCGACATCTTATAGCTTTGCAAGTACCATAAGCACGTGTTGTAGTCATGGGCTTGGGACCATGAACGCCACATTACTACCTACGATTTATCACGTTAGCGTAGGTGCTCCGCATCCTGGTTTATATACCGCATGAGATAACGGTTAAATACAACTATCTTCACAGACCATTGTATTTAGGGGATAAAATGCTTATGAATAATGAATATCAGACTACAGTATGATGCAAATGTTTACCGTAGTTTCGTCTAGGTCTCATCAGTGACGATGTTATACTCTCCCTAGCTGAGTTTAAATTAAAAATGTACCACTATCTTCACAGACCATGGTACACGAAACAAATTTACTATTTACCACTTGGCAAGAACCTCAATTGTGCAACAATGTATATGGAGTCTTAATGTCTTTTATCTTAAATAAACATATCACTATCTTCACAGACAATGATATGTATCATGCCAATGTTGCCACGCTTGGCAATCGTTCACTTATTCTAAATGAGCATAATCAATTATATATGGAATCTTTAATTTTGTTGCATTTTAAATTGTTTTGCTAGAAATTGAATTGCCAGTTGCCTCTCCAACAGTCTAATACACAAGACGCGCTGCTTACACTCAGCTAATCAATGTAAGATATAGTTATTTTGTTCCCATTGTTTACACATGGAATACCAGATAGGTTCAATGACAAAGCAAATTTATCTGCTAAGTCATTATTGTGAAATGTTATTTCAACACCACATTCTGATATTAAACAAGATTGAATATCTTTGTTTGCAATTCCATTTTTAATTATTGCTTTCATATTGATTATGTTTTGTTAATAACGCTATATATTAAAACAGCCTATTTGAGCTGTTACGTAGAATTTCTTTAAAAAAGGGGAGTGGGAGATTGTTTTACCAATCCCCTTCCCCACTAGTCTTCGTCAGCCGTTGAATAATCGAAGTTATCATCTATCATATCGGCTAAACGTGTTTTTAACTTTCTCAATTCTGCGGCTTCATCGTCTACGTTGCCGAGGTAAGTATTAGCAAGCGAGCTATACGTGTGTTTTCCGTCAGTTATTGACTTCTCTTTTCCATCAGTCAATTCACTAATTGTGTAATCAAACGTACTAAAGCGCGCCTTTTTACCTACAAACTTTTTACTCAACTCCTCAAGTGCTTTGTCTTGCTCTTTCTCCGTGTGTTTGCCACCTTTTAGCACCCTGTCAAAATTCAAGATGCA